AAGAATATACAACATCCAATTCCATCCACACATCGCCTGGTGTTGCTGTTAGCATAATCCATTTGTTTCTTCGAGCAATCTTAATAAAAGATGTGCCCCATGAACCATAACCAATTGCTCGTTGTTCATCAAATAAAAAGAAAGCGTCTTTAACATCAAGATACTTTGTAATATTATTCCATGAATCAACAACACCTTCAATACCGAGCATCTCTAAGTCTCGGTGCCACTCTTTATCGTTTCGCTTTTTAGCTACTGTGATAATATACAGAGGCAAATCTCTATGATTTTCCAAATAATAGAAAAGGCCAGTCAGGGATTTACCTGACCCAACCTTTCCACATAAAACGGATCCATTGTGTAATCTATTTATGGCTTTACGCTGGTAATCATAAAGCTCTATCTCGTACCCATTATTAGAAACCATATTTACGTCGTAGTGGATTATCCACTACATGAATATATGCGTTCTTAAGGTTAAGACGAGCGTATTGTCCATCTGGGCTTGGGTCGCGACGAGCAATTGTCATATCACAAGCTGCGATTTCCATGTCATCCAACATTGACAGTTGATCTTCGTTTGTCAAATATGTACGTTCATGAGATTCAACAAGGTCATCTGTTCCAAGAGCACCGTCATCATAAATGATTGCGACTGATGGCATACTGAATTGTGTGTAAACACGGACTTTGAAGAAATATGTAGGTTCGTACATATCTGGGTTTTCTTGCATTTTCAATTCTTGTTCAGGCGTAGTTGCTTTTGGTTCGTATAGTTTCACATTGATACCATACTGTTGAAGCAATTCTACATCTTCTGGTTTTACGGCAATGTTAAAATAACGGTCGCCAGCTCGGTTGTACTTTTCTTGTCGTCCAGAAAAGTTTCGAGCAAATACGAATTGAACATCCTCAAGGATGATTTGCGAGTTTGAAATTTGTGTGATCTGTGTCATAGTGTTGTCCTTTCTATTCTGACGTGAGTCTGACTTTTTTCACAAAAAATAAAGAGAGGCGCAAAATTTCAAGAATTTTGTTCTTCCTCTCTATTATGTGCCATGGAATTCCTGCGTGAGGTTTTCTAACATGAGATTATACGGACTCTGGCGTCTTAATTTTCAGAGTTCCGTGATTAATACTGATAGTTGTTGGAGAATATGATTCTTGTAATTCAAGAGCGTCGATATAATCTTTAGGCATATCGTCTACAATCTTCGTAATATCTCCAACCTTCATTATTTTTTTCAATCCATCAATTGCTACTTTATCATAGTAAGCGAAGTCGACGTCCTCGATATCAAACTGATCTGTCTGTTTAAACAAATATCCTTTTGTTCCAGTGACAGATTTAAAGTTCTCATCATCTTCGGTCCACATACATTCTGCTCCAGACTTGGATGCATAAATAGAACCGACCTTACCAACGAACTCATCGCCAAGATAAATATGACCTTTGGATTGTTTAGTGATAAAGAAATCTCTATCAACTAATTCTTCTTTGGTCCAAACCCGTTTAAGCAAATATGTATTCGCGTACTCTGCTCCAACAGGAGACCAGCTGTCATCTTCGAGCTGCGCAATATAAACCGCGTTGTTGATTAACGCCATTCGTTTGTACGTGTGCTCATGAACAAATTTGTAATTATATTCTGGTCGCGCACCGAAGTCTTCAATAAACTTAATAATCTTCTTATCTGCGTTTGGAACTTTCACGGAGTCGGTCTTGATATGACAGACTTTATATCCTTGTTCTTCGACAGCAAATTTCAAGTCGACCATAAATAATGCTCCACGTTTTGCGACAATGTTATCAATATTGTCTGGGTGTTTGAATTTATTATCAAACTTAGCAGAGGTCATTCCGTAAACAGAGTTAATAACAATCTTCAATGCAGTAACCAATGGTTTCAAATATTCTGGGTTGTCAAGGAACGGAGCCAAGACACCATCGAACATTTGTTTTACTTCATCAATCTTATTATGTTTCAATAAAACACGGACCTTCAATAAGTCAGCATACCTTTGTGTATATGGTCCGAAATAGTTCATGTTAACTAGTGAGTTCGGATGCATAGACTCAACATCTTCTAGAGCAATATTTTCATACACTCCAGGCTCAGCATATACAAATCCACCTTCACCAGTTTCGAATCCACGGTAAGTCGATTTACCGAACTTGTATTCATAACCAGGGAATAATTTATTGAGGTGTACATAGTTAAACTTGTCTTGCGGACGAGGGTCATCACCAAATATAAACTTGGCAGTGAGTTGGTTGTTCGTTGCGTTCATTGAACCTTTGGCAATTGTGGCCAAGATTTCTCGAGCAACATAGTCCGCATATATCGCATCGAATAATTTCTCAGTTGCATCTACGTCATTGACACAGTACTCAACAACTGTATCAATCAATTCATCAGGTACTGGTTTATCCCAAGGGATTTCCATCTCGACGTGTTTGATACCTAAATCAACTTCCCAACGTTTCAACGATTGTTTCTTCTGAGAGTATTCATAAATATCCGTGTAGCTCAATTCATAAGCTGCGGCATACATACCACTCTTCGCATTCTTCTCGTTGATGATGCGATGTGACTGAGTAAATAACTCCATGTTGTTTGAACCAAGCAAACGTGCATACAGAATATGGTTATCGTATCGACGATTGTTAAATCCTACCAGAGGGAATGTCATCAAATATTCAATCTGGTCTGGAGTTGGATTAATCCAACGAGTGAATTCGTCTTCATGATACTTCTTCCAGACAACAACAAATAAATTCGGATACACCTCGATATCGAAGAACACCAGTTCTTCTTTCGGATATATCTTTGTGAAGTTCGTAAGCTTCGCTTCCGTCTTCCCGTCATCATCTCGTAGAGTTGACCATGGAATTTGTTGAAATACAGCAAGACAGTAATCCTTGTTGTTCGTGGAGCGAATAGCTCTCATAAACACAGCATGACGCAAGTCTGTAATATCATACTCCAATCCCATGTCAGCTGCTTTCTGAATTTCGTGCGCAATAAAATCAATTGTTGGTTTGGTATTCGGATGACTTGGCTCTTTACCTTCAATCATTCCTAGTTGACGCTTTACAAAATTACGGAGCGTCTTTTCCGTATATGTGATTTCTTTGATCTGGTCGTACATCTCTCTATCCTTCTTCTCCTTCAACGGTAAGCCCGACGAAATATGAGATAGCTGGAGGTTGTTAGATGCTTTATCAATTCGTCGTAAAGAGGACTTACCTCGATACACTTTGATTTCAATATTCTTTTCGACCAAATTATCCAACTCATTCACGTTACCATCATAAATATAATGCAAGTGAATCCCTTGTCCAGATTTTGAGACCTCCGCATAAGTCGGTGGAAATTTAGAAGCTGCCTCTTTGTTCAACTCCAAATTCTTTTTACCATTCTCATCCTTCAAATCAAAATCCAGAATAACATGATTGAGCGGGACCTTGACCCAGTGTAATTTGTTTGTCTGAATATCCGACAGCTTCGTCACAACATTATCCCATTTCTCCGATGGGTTGCCATTTCGCAAAGCTGCTTGTGCTGGATAATCTGCTGCGAGTTTATTAAAGACCTCATTGTGGTGGTCGAACTCCAACCAATTATCAGGAACAACCGTATCATCCGCCTTCGTTGTACCAACGACTCCCTCCGGAAATGCGATGTTCCATCTAAACCCTTTTAAAATAATTATTGACGCGGGTGCCATCAACATGACTGTCCTTCAGCATCGTATCAAAATATCGAAGTGCTTCTCGTTTGATTGTTGCTTTATATCCATCTGTCTTCCAGCCCATGTCTTCCAGATACTCACGATATAACTCACTGATTTGTTTCAATGTAATACCGTTTTGCATATGGATAGCATTGCTTCGGATGAAGTCAAAGATATGGTCAGTCTGTTCGGCCATGTCCACGTCGAAATAATCGTCATAATAATCAAATCCTAATTCTTCAAACCTACTAATCGCCATGTGAGCAATATAAGGCAACTCATACTTAATCTGACTCATCAGTTGATTATACCTTGTATGACTGACCTTCTGTCCACTTGGGTTCACAACAATAGCTCTTCGAGTAATACCCGAGTCGACGTTACGAACTTTGTATCGTTGGTTTGAGGCTGTAATTAACAACCCAATAAATTTAACATCATAAGGCTCTTTGAATTTCTTGTTGACAGATATCGTTTCGTGACTTGTCAATTTCAATAATGGAGTATCGTTATAAATATGACTGATGTCCGTATCCTCGTCAATCAATAATGGAACCTCTTGAATTTGTCCTGTTGCAAATTGGTCTGCACTGGTCAGCAATTTCAAATCAATCGTTCCACAATAATCTTCAAACAGCATTCGGAATATCTTTAGGACCGTTCCCTTACCGCTACCTTTCGAACCATACAAATACATGAACTTCTCAATCTTGTACATCTTGTTCGTAAATAACGCTCCCATGAACCAGAGGATTTTGTCTAGCTCTTTTGGAAGATACAATGTCCCGATCAATTCCTTAAATGCAACCGCTTCTCCTTCTTGAGGCGAATAAGTCAATTGTGTTGTTGCGTAATCCCTTCGCTGCATCTTGTGATCAGCAAATAAAACTTTCTGGTTGAAAGAAATATCACTTGCTTCACAAGCTTTACAGAAATCTGCGAATAAACGAAACTTACCAGCAGATGCTTTACGAATCTCTTTTACATCTATTCGTAACCCAGGACGACCATCTTCCAATTCTCTTGCTCTACGCCAAAGCAAAGAGTCAATATCATAAAATAGGTTCTTCTGTTTCGTGTCCCAGAAACTTCCATTCCAATATGCGTAAAACTTGGAACCTTTAACTACCAAGTCTTTTGCGTCGCCAAATATAAAGTCAGGAGAAACCTCATAATCGAGCGTTCGATTATTGGAAGTGAACTTTTTCACAGACACATCTAAAAAATCCACTAAATTCTACCTCCTTGTGCTGCACACAGTTTTTGCCCTCGATTTCCCATTGTTATTATATACATGTTAACTTTTTAACTCATCCCTAATAACAATAGAAAATGGGAGATTTTCCTGTGCGATTTCGGGTTTTTTAAGTTTTCCCCATGTTTTTTCGTGCAGTTTCACTCAATTTACCTCAAATATTATAGTACTCTAAGTACCTGCACAAAAAAATTTCATGTGTTGAAGCCGATTTTTTCGGGCAGCAAAACGAGGCAAAACCAGCAGTTTTCCTAAAATATTTAGATAATTCCACTGTCTTTTACAGTATTATTCCTAAAATATTTAGATAATTCCACTGTCTTTTACAGTATTATTCCTAAAATATCCAGGCAATTCTACTATAATATCTATGGAATTTACCCCAATATTATAGGATTTCCTCCCGATTTCACCCCATAAAACACCCGTTTCGATCCTACTTTTTGTCCGTTAACCAGAGGATTTCAACAAAATAATGTCCATTTTTACCCTTAAATCCGTGCTCTGCAATGCGAATTTGATAGGTAAATCCATGGATAATCGCCTCTCCAACAGTCCCAAATAACCCCATAAGAACCGGATTTCGGTCCAAATCCATATGCCATCCACGAAGCGTTCCATCTGGATTCTTCAAACTAACCGCATCATGATAGTCCAATACCATAGGCTTTTTACTCATTATTCTTCCTCTTTTCCTTTTATCGCAGCATCAAATTCCCTATCATTCAAGTAGTAATGATACGAGAGAATATGCTCTTTACGAATACATGCTTTCTCTATTGTTTGCGCCGTTCGTCCGTAGACGATGGTTACATAATTGTCAGTCATAGTAACTCTTCGAACATGTCGAAATATTTCTGGTAGTTCACCAATTGTAAATCGTTTCTGTTCTTGATATTCTCTCGAGTAAACAGGTACCAATACTTTGAATTCTACCTCAGTATTACTCATTGATAACCTTCTCTTTCGCGTCCTTACCAACAGTCGTTGTAATTTTACCATCCGGTTCAACCGTAAATGCAGGTTTCTCTTCAAGACGTCCATCAGGAAGCAGCAAGTACCAACCATCGTTGTAACGAATAAATGCGTCCGACTTCATATCACCATTCGTAGCTTCCAAGTAATACCAGTTGTCATAGTATTTAACCCAACCAGTCTGCATTGCACCATCACGATTGAAGTAATACCACTTACCGTCAATTTTCTTCCAGCTAGTGGCCATATATCCGTCTTTATCAAACCAGTACCATTTACCATCGGTGTGTTGTACCCAGCGCTCAGCAACCATATAACCATCTTCATCAAAGTAGAACCAAGCTTTGTTTTCTTCAATATATTCGAATTCACTTGTTGGATAAGATCCATTATCACGTACGAACCAATATCTTTTAGAGTCGCTATTCCATCCAGTTTTCAACGGTATAGGTTTAGCATCTGGATTGGTTAAACGGTATACGTAGAAATATGGACGACCTGCGTACAACCAAATATCATCATGGTCATTCACAGTGATTCCATCAAAGCGGTAATTACAGTGGATGATGTTGTTCTCATCAATAAAGATACCCGTATGACCACCAGCACCACTAGAATATCCACGACGCCCCCAGATGAAGATATCCCCACGTTGAGCGTCCCATGGTGTATTCTCAGCAATCAATGTATATCCATTATCCATCAACCATTGGTGTTCGTATTCGGTATTAACCGCCCAACCAGCAGATGAAGCTCCACCAGAGCGTAGAGCGTAGTAAATAGAGGATGAACAGTCGTAGCTATCTTCACCATCACGGTATTCCATACTGTAGCTTACTTGCCCTTTTCGAGCGCTCATCCATGCAATAGCAGTTTCTGTATTAATTGTCATTTAGTTTTCTCCTTTTAATAGTTTTTCTGTAGTTTCTTTTGAAATTTTTAATTGTTCACAGATTTCATTCCAGGTACCTGTTTCGACGTAATGAATAGGATTTCCATTCTTATCATATTCTTTACGAGGTTTAGGCCCTAGTCTGATTTCTCCAGTATATCCATCATTGCTCATGTACATCACCCTTACTTAAGTCAAATTTTGGATTATAATTCCTAAACATTGATGATTTTTCGTCTGGAATTCGAATTTTAGTATTTAGTTTTTCATCGATTTGCTTATACAACTCGTATAAATATTCTGGAGCTGGATAATGATGTCGCACGCCACTTTGTTCTGTTACGATGAACTCAACCGGATGTGCTTCACCATATATAATCTCAATGTCTTTTATATCATAGTAAGTGATTTCTTGTAAAGTAGATCGACAGATCACAATAACAATAGATTTACTCATCGGTATCCTCCAGTCCCTCAAATATCTCTTTAATATCCTCTTTCGGAACTCCCAATTCTTCCAGCAGTGACTTCAGTTTTCATAAGTCCTTTCCCAGAACCACGTGAAGCCATCACAATAACATTACTATTACCACGCGAACCTTTCATAACCACTCCACGAGCTTTATCTTTTGCTTTGGTCATACTACGACCTTTGTTACGATAATATACCCCGCGTAAGATAATTCCACGAATCCATTCACGCAAATATGGTGGGATGCCAGCATTACCCATTAAGGCTTCCATATAAGAAACGACATAATTAGGATCAAATTCATTGTCAGTAATGCATTTTATAATACGTGAAGTATCGTCATCAAGATCTGCTGGTACCAACATTTCTTCGTCTCGTTGCTTCATCAATACAACACTAATAATATCATCGGTAACCTCTTCGACAAACTTCTTAAGATGATCTGTTGGTTTAATTGGTTTATCAAAAGTTGGCCCTTTTTTCATTATCTCTTGAATATAATTAGTGATACTTGTATGTAATAACATTATGTCATCATCGTCAAGTACGCTAATAGAATTTATTCGATTCATATGTTGAATAATCACAAACGGATCTTCATAATGTTCCACAGCAAATCTAGCAATATCATAGGCATAATCGCAAACATCTAATCGTTGTGGAACTTTACCATGCGCTCTTACATGTGTTACATAACCAACCGCTCTATCTATATGTTTTTCAAGAAAATCATAAGCCTCGTCTGTTAGTTTAGAGGCTTCTTTTTCTTTATTAAAATCGGTAATATAGTTTTTGATTGAATCGATAACTAATCGAGCATTTTTATCGGAAAGAACACGGAATGAAGGACAACAGTTCACATGTTCGATGATTGTATATGGATCTTCATAATGATCTATCGCGCAGCGTCCAATATTATAGGTCCAATATTCAATCCCACCTTTTGTAGGAAGTTCGCCTCTCGACATTAGTTGGCAAATACGAGTTACACACCCATCCACATTCTCTTTAATATAGTCGGAAAGTGATTCGTCCAATTTAGGTTCGGGGATAATATCAGGACCTAATGGTGTAAATGGAGTTCCTGGTTTTCTCCAAAATTTCATTGTATCTTTGGCGGCTTGCATATTGTATCTAAGAATGTCTACAATATCCGAATGGTCATGTTCTTCACGAACAACTTCCTCGCTAGCTTCAATTAGTTTCTTCATTTCCTCATCTTCTTTGTTAGGGCGTACCTGTTCAACCTTATTGTATTCTTTCATACATTGAGATTTCAATGAATTCTTATGATTTTGTGAGAAGTTAGGAAACACATCAATATGTTTCTGAAGTTCTGATATTGGAATATTGTTCTTGATAATTTCTTTGACGGTAGTTTCCGCAAAATTCACAAACTCATGATATTGCTCTTGGTCATTATAGCCCCATACATCAATTCGAGAATATAGCTCACTTAGCATTCTATCAATATACATACCAATAGTCTCCTCAGGCAGCTCAGTTTCTATTTCAGCCCCTAAAGGTTTAAACCCATTCTCGCATTGGGTCATTTGCCAATTTTCACCTGGAGTTCTAAATATGTGCGCTCCATATAATTCATTATACTTTACATCAGAATCGTCACATGTTTCAATCAAATCCTTCACAGCATGATAGCTTTTGTTGATAACATCATCTTCCGCCTGTATACCTTTCAACCAGCATGCAGTCATCGCAGCATAGTTAGATAGGTCCTCAAGGGTGTCTAGGAGGCTCTCAGAGCCCACCTGCTGCGTTTTAGACTCGTCCGTGAGGGATTGTAAGCGGAGCATCTTATCTTGCATACGGACCAAACTAGCGATGATTCCGAATTGGTCCAAAGACTCCTCAAATGAGTTGCCATAGTCGTGATTTTTACGACAGAACGTGTCATACTGTCCGTCATATTGTGTTTTCATTGTTGTTGGGTTTAATTTAGCCATTTTCTTACCTTTCTGTTTAGCACATATCCCATTGGTTACTAGTTTCTTTTTGACTATCGTTTGTCTTATAATATTTCAGATCAATGTATTCTTCTGACATAACATCTCCTTTAATATCCACATCCAGTTCCAGGAGGATATGCTCGATTGAATTTCTCCATAGATTCAAAATATTCGATCAACGCTATGTTTGACATTGGAATATAAATAGCCTCTCGGTTGTCATCTTCTAACTCAATTTTTAGTAGATTGATTCCTTCAGCTAGGAACCCATAGTGTTTAACGTCTTGATAAAGATGAACCGCAATACCTCTCCCGTTTTTAGCCTCTTTATCATCTTTGTATTTAATGTATAGAACACCATTATCTTTCTTGCTCATACCAATTACCAGCTTCCTCTCCGTTTATTAATTTAGTTAACTGAATCACATCTCCATGAGGAACTCTGAATAACTTTAAGTCTTTGTCATCTAGTTTTTCTTTATAGTTGATCACCACATAACCGTCAACGCGTTTCTCAAAAGACACGCTTTCAACATATCGAATAATCCTATCAGAGATTCCTCCGCTTCCTTTATTATACCATACAATATGGCAGTCCATAATATCTTTCGATGAACTCTTAGGAATCTTATTAACACCCATCAAATCGTCAAGATACTTTTCATAGTCTGCCTTTTCTTCATACACTACAAATTGAACAATATTTTCTTTTGGAATATACGTCTGTAGACCTCTCACCGTTTTATCAGCATACTCTTTATAATGTTTAATAACCAGAAACTGGTCTTCGAATTTGTGTTCAATTACATCGAAAAATAGTGTTTGCTTGTTAGTATTGTTTCTTTTAAACTCAATATCAATAACCTTGAGTTTCTTTCTACTTTGTTCCATCAGTCTCTCCTATAGCTGTTTTACAAATTGACTTTCCTTTAATACTTCTAGCAGAACATTAATAACATCTTCATATTGAATGCCCTTAATATCCTTAAGTACATTACACAATCCTTCGTGACTAATACCATGAAGTTCAGCATATGTTATTAAATGACCTGCTAAATTATGAAAATCTTCTTTATTTACATCCTCATGACGAGTAGTTATTAAATCATCATAAAATTCGTTGCATAACAATACAACTTTATGAATATAATAGTACTCATCAGCGCTTACAACATACTTGCCCATAGTTAACCCCTAGTTCAAAATATCATCTGCGTAATATCGCGCAATCAATCCCAATTCATAGCATGTTTCTACGAACTCATTTAGATAGGTTCGGTGAGCATCCGGACGCCCTTCACCTTTGTTTTCCTTAGAATTCCACTCTGACAAATGATGGAAATCAAATTGTTCAGCTGATTGTACAAACACACGGTACAAATATACAAGCGGGAATTGAATCATGTTATCCCGAATTTGTAACGAACTCATAGCAATGTTGTTCCATCCAAAGAAATAATCCTCAGGACGTACTGATAAACCAGCTGCTTTACGCAAGTCTGCTACAGTAATAATACCTCCACTACGGAGAATATTGATCATAGAGTCTAGCCACATGGCTAATTGGTCCTCCGGTGTAACTGAGATGCCCATCTCAGTTAATTGTTTTGCTTGGTCTTTGAAGTGTTCTGCCTTAATAATAGGCACACGGTTAATTGGGTATTTTTGGTTGTTTACATTAACGCTCATTTTCTTGTCCTTTCTCGATAAAATCAATAGCTTCTTTCAGATTATTTTCTACAAATTCGATGGTGTTATGTTCATCAGTACTAATAGAATGATTACAGTCAAATCCTAAAATAGTAACATCTTTAAAATTTTCTTCATAAGTAATCCCGCCATGCATGATACCATCAATATCATCTTTAAATTGTAATTCGGAATTTGGAACAACCACATAGCCACAGTACCAAGTGGTTCTAATTGGTGTAACATCTGCTCCAAGAGAAAATAGACTGCGAATATCTTTCTCCAAATAACTTATCTTCTTAATATGACACTCATGTTTCTTATATTTAAATTCTTTTACTACATCAATCATTAGTCTTCTCACTTTCCAAATAGTTCTTAACTGCTTCTGCCAATACTTTTTCATTCTCCTCAACAACCAATGGTTTATTAAGGTTTGACTTGTTTCCTCGTAATCCAATACCAAAGCGGTCCGCTAAGATAATGTCTTGATTACTGTGAATATAACGAGCGTTTGAGCGGAACGACTGCTCCGCTCCGTCAAATAACACTCTTGCAATCATCGATTCGGCTGATAACATGAATTCCGTTAGTTGAGGTGCAATATACACTCGCTCTGATTCCAATTTCAACCGAATCATTTCAAATTTGTGTGTCTCGAGCGAGTGCGCCATATACTCATCGTACTTTAGACCCGTATTCAGCAGTTCACAAATCACTCGTAATAGCATGTCTGTAGATGGGAATACTAATACCCGTAAGTCTCTTGGACGTTCTGACAAGATAACATACGGATGTAGATATCCATCCGTCCCTACAAACAAATCAAACGGCTCGGGAATATAAATACTGATGTTCGGACCATACCGAAATCCAGTTAAAAATCCACCCCCGAGGAAATTTCGAGATGCGTTATCTAGAATAGGCGTGTAATGGTAGGACTTACGAAATCCCTCATAGAGAATATGACTCTCTGCTTTCTTTACATCCACTCTATCATGCTTTTCAAAAAATGCCATGATGTTTTCAATCATCTGAATCCCTCCAAAACACTTTGTCACTAATATATAATCCGTCATTCGGAATGTTATAGATAAACTCCTGCATTCCAAACGACCAGATCTTCAAATCAGGATTAAATAAATACATATGATGGATCTCACAATGCATGTTAATGACTTGAATAGCCTTTTCAATCTCTCCTTTAGATAGCAATACAAATAATCGATCTAAGAAGAAGTCTCTGACAGCTACGTCCTTGTCAATGATACAAATATAAGGTGCGCCAAAGGCAGCATCCTTCACGATGAAGAACGGACTGCCTGCATCAATGCTGCCTTTATGACGAATACGTCCTGATCGATTGAATATAAATGAGAATCCATAGAGTGGAAACTCAAATAACGCGTCTTTCTCCATCAAATAATGGATGACGCTCCATCGATCGCTCTCATGATATACTTGCTCCATGTCAAATGAGGAATCCAAATAGGTTGCTAGTTTGTACCAACGAGTTTCATTATCCTCTGGATCTAATTCTCGAGTCCAGCTAGATAATAACAACTGTCTTTTCTCAATATACTCTTCTAATTTACCTTCTAAGCTTGTATCCATTCCCATGTTACGCAATAGAAATAACGCTATCGCGCACTTTGCTCTAGTTGTCCATCTCTTGATATGTTTAAGCATTACTTATCTCCTTCAATCCCAAATACGAGCGGCATCTTGTCATCCACAATTAGACTGACTGCGTGGTTATGCTCATGCCATAGTGTGTTCGACTCATTGTATTCATTCTCTGGAATATGGAATAGACCATAAGTACCATCCGCATTCGCTTTACCTTGACGATGGTGTTCGAAGAATGAAATAATGGTGTCGTGAATAACCGGATCCAAGTCAGATTTCAGGTCAAGACCCATAGTATCTAGAATCCAGTCAGCATACTGCTCGACAGTTCCAATATTTGTAGCGAATTGCAGACGTGTTGCATAGTAAATAATCGCTTCACCAACAGAAGCCCAGTCCGAATAAACCGTTCCAAATTTGAAGTATTCTGTACGGTCACGAATAATATCATCACGTAGATTATTGTCTCCAATATTCTCTTTCGTTGGAATATACTCCCATGAGAATAAGATTGCCAAGTTATCCCGTAGTTCCTCGTTCTCAATACCGGCTCTATCCATTACCAATGCACGGTAGTAATCGTATGATTCTTGTGTGTTGTCGTCATAAATACGTTTGTCGTGCTCCATATCATTTACTTTCAAAGCTTTAATTTGTGCTGTCATTTCCCTTGTTTGCTCTATAATATCATTCACAGTGCGTTTGTCATCACGGTGGTTTAAGAGCTTTGTCCCTTCTTTAAACTTACGTACGAATTCAAATACGTTTCCTTCAATATCGTATTCTTCTACTAACTCTTCTGTTAATGGATTGAAGTCAACCCCAAATTTCTTCTCATATGGTGTCAACTCACGTTGAATATCACCTTCTGGTGTTTTATACCAGTCCATTCCATCGTCTGGTAGTCCCTCAATCTCACGCTTCGCTTTGTCGAATTCTTCTTCACGCGCTTTATTTGCTTCTAGTTTCTCCTCCACTTTTTTAGCTTCGGCAGCAGCCACTAGTTCTTCATAAGATAATCCTTCAGCTTCTAGCTGATCTTCTTCCTTCCACCATTTGTAAATGCGATAGGCGCCGTACCCAGCGCCCGTCACACCTACCAATGTTAAAATAACTTTGACAGGAGCTTTCATTAGTTCAATTCCTTTCTAGTTTTCTTAGGCATAAGGTCTTTGAAATTGGTTGTGGCATATAGGTTGCGTGGTGTCTTCCAGCGAACGTATACTTGCGGTTCATATTCTTGCTTGTCATCGTTCCATACTTCATGCGTATCCCATTCCAAGAAGAATCCATCAGTATCCGTCCAACCAAATGGTAGCGCAGCTTTCGGTACTTCAAATCCAAGTGCATCCAATACTTCTGCAAATGTGATCATACCTGCTTTGGAAATACGAGCAGTCATTAGATCGTCTACTTCACGTACCCAAGCTTCATTGTATTCTGGATCATCCGAAGCATAGTTTGAAGAATATTTAAACCAGCGTCCATAAAAATCACCTTCATTAGGTACGATAGAGTCTACTTCAATTTCTTTACCATCAACTTCTACAGATTTTGTTTCCATAGGGGCATCGATTTTCTTGAATGTTTCTTCGTCCAATACTGTCTTGGCGCGTAGACGATAACGAGCATGTTCTTCTGTCGCCATAGCAAGCGCAGCAGATACAGCCTTCAGACGATTTGTTTGAATAGCAAAACCTAATACAATCGCCGCAGTAGATGCTGTTGCGACTGCCACAGGCACAGCTACGTCTTTTGCAATATCCATTACTACTTCTTTCTTAGAATATGGGATGTTTGCTTGATCAAGTTCTTCGTATTTCGCTTTGGTCTTTTCCAATTTCTTACCGGATTTGATTCCTTCATACACAGAATATCCGTATCCTGCAAGACCGACACCAAGTAAAATAAACGGAGTATACTTCTTCGTCAAGATTTTAGATGTAGTATAGGTTGTTTTAGCTGCTGCTTTAATTGTTTTAACGTTTGGTAATTTCATTTTACTTTCCTCCAAGAATATCTTTAGCCCATTTTTCGTCGACATAGTTTTCACACAATAATGTGAATGCTGCATAGTGTTCGGATGTGAATACAGAATGTCCACGAATCTCTTCTGTCTTATGAATATGATCGACATGGTCAAACGCGATCGTCCAACCGTGATCAATTCCCTTAGTATACACAACGTTTTTCAAATCTGAAAATAACATTGGACGGTTTTCTTTACTTTTAACTTGTGTTTTTGGATATAGTCTAATTTTCATCTAATTTCTTTAGCTCCTTTGTAATTTCTTCATACGTTTTATCGATTAAGGAATCAATAACGTGCTGTTGTTGCTGATGACGAATAAATAAGTCTGGTGTATCCCAGAACTCATTCACACGATATCCCTCATCTCTACGGAATAGGAATATCTTTTTGTTATGTACAATAATATATCCTTCCTGGAATTCGTCTAAACTTTCGATATCATGCCAGGTATCGATATAGATTCCATTCTTGACAATAATACAACCTAATTTAATTTCTTTTGTTTTCATTTAGATTGTCCTTCCCACCATGATAGACCAATAAATACATCAATGGCACAAATAAATATAAACGCCCATACGGCTTGTATTTGTAGGTTCAAGATTGCCCATAGAAACGCTGAAAAGGTGAGCAACGAGAAATTAACCAACAGTATACATAAACCGATGAGTATTCCTATAAATAGTTTCATTTACTTTTACCTACCCATAGTATCGCCAAAATAATCCATCCAACAGGTGGTGTACATAACAATACAAGTGTTCCAATCATTTTTTTCATTTTAGTTTTTCTCCATTATCTTGTTCATTATTAATTAGTTTGTCTAAATTTTCAGTATTTGAATTTTTAGCTGTGAGTTTCTTTAAAAGTTCATCACTATTATGCATTTTGTTGTCCTTTCATAAAATCTACAATACCATGCATATAATGGCTCTCATCAACTTCATTTCCTTGTTTATCTTTAACGTAAAGAATATCTCCGTCTAGATCTACATCGAAATACTCTTTCTTCATTAGCTTACCAGTGAATTGGTTTCTAATCTCTACAACTACTTCTGTCGTCTTACTTTCCTCCAAAGAATGCTTCTAATACATTAATATAATGTTTCTTTTGTTCTTCAAATCGGTTTATCGACGGTGATACAACATCACCGTCCTTGTCAATATCCATTAGTTCAAAAGGCGTATTTTCGTTCATTTTATTTATCCTTTCGCCATATGTTAGTAAATCATGGAACACAATAAAATACACTACTATCGTGGCTAATAAAAATATTACCATTACAACTAACATATCACACCTCCACAGGCATAGGGAATTGGATTTTAAATCCTCCACCACGGGCCGCCACAATACGCGCTCCTGCTAATCCTTGACCTCCATTTGCAATGGTCCAACCATAAGCTTGGTCTGTAAATTTAGATGGTTGATCAGAGAGTTCATAGAAATCACCAACTGTCACAACACCATACGTTTCCAGATTAGCCAAGAGAATATTGAACACTTCTTGAGCGTCTTGACGTGTCTCAAATACAATTTCTTCTACGAAATTTGATGCTGTACGGCTACGCTTTGCATAGGATTGAGTATAATCTTTTTGTCCTCCACCTCTCCATGAGTCTATACGAGTGACATTGTTTGGTGTGCGTCCCCAGTAGTTCCCTGGATTCCGTCGGTGAATATAATCATTCCCGAAAATCGCACGTTGAACAGCAGATATAGCCACATCAGCTACAGTATTCTGAATACTAGGCACAATAACCTCCGTAAACATATGAGTAGCCATACCACGAAACCCTTCTTCTCCAAAGAAGACATTACTCATCCATTTACCAACGCCAGGTTTTCGAACCTTACCTTTGGCCACTGGCTGAATATGTTTCTCCAGAGCTTCTCCAGCATCATCCAAATCCACTCGTTTCTGTTGTACTACTTTATTGTAGTCTGTCTTTGTCATATTTTCCTACTTTCTATCGTTGCGGACCAGCTTGCATCCACTGGATCCATTCTCTTACTTACTCCGGTTAAGGCATAGTATTTCTCGCCTCGATATATCATCAAATCACGATATACATTTAATTCAGTTGCTAAGTCCGCCAGAGTCACATCTCGTGCTCCATCCAAAGGAATAATAAATGTGTATGACCCCATTTTATTATTCATAACGCGGACTGCTCCATAATCTTCAAGCATTACTGCCATAATTATTCGTCGCTAGTCTTTTTGTTTTCGCCTGTTGTATAACCCCACACATAATGTGCGATCCCTACGATACCTCCTGTCAAAAATCCTGACACTCTCACATCTAATCCAAAGAAAAATACCATGGCTGTATAGCACATGGCATAGATTAGTCCTCCTGATAATAACATCAACACAAAGCCAATTAACGTTTTCACTAGCTTCTCCTTTCTAATTACAAAAAAGAATACCGAGAGTAATTCTCAGTATTCTGGTGAAACGGTTATTCGTTAATTTCGAACTCTCCGTCAATCACTTCGCCTTCAACCTCTTTACGATTCTTTTGAATATAAGAATCAACAGCTTTATAGACTAGAACTCCTCCGGTCGCGATTAATGCGACTTTACCAACCTGTTTGACGACTGGTCTCCAGATAGCAGCAGCTTCTGCGCATTTATCTAAAAATCCCTTATCGTTCTTGACAGTAACAGCATTGTCTACACTTTCTTGTGCTTCCGTTGCTAGTTCTTCTACAACCTGTTGTCCTTGTTCAACAACTTCCTCGATTTGGTTTGAAACGTTTTCCATTGACATAATAGTGTCCTCCTTTTTCTTTTATCGTTTCATTATAGGCCATGCAATTTCTGCGAATTACAGGTACCTTAAACATGCTTCTCTACTAGCAAATGGTTTCACTAGTAGTAATCCTCGTTTGGCTCGTATCTTATTGATTTCTCGATAACCCTCGCTGATTCGATACTTCAGCCATTTTTGTAAACTCATTCCATCCGCTCGGACTGTGAATGAATAATGGACTGGGTTTGGCGCCGGGTATTGAATATCATTAAAATATACTCTTTCCATGCTGTCATATAGAGCGTCCACATACGCCCTATCGCTATATAATACGTTAGTCATTATCGTCCCTTTCTACATGAATTACATAATGTGTATTCGGAATGGTTATTTCTACTTCTTTATCACAAGAATGAAAAGCATTTGCTAACTCATTCATTTCATCATCCGACAGTCTCAAGTGAATATGGTGTTTCATGTTAAATAATCTTCTCCTATAGTTTTTCTAAGCCAGGTGAGAGTGTCCCACCCGTTTGCATCTACTCGGTCGTAGATTGTATCCAAAATATCTAAGAAATATCTGATCTTTTCAGGGGCAACCTTATCATCTTCGTGATGATCAAAAGGTTCGAACCACAGGTTTTCGCCTATGACACTGAGTTGATCGTCATAATAAAAGCCTTCGGCAAGGCAACTGACTAACTCATCCACGATTTCTCTTGTAATATTCCACAAGCAGAGTCGCGAGTCAATCTTGATAGTCTCATCAGGCACCATTAGTAACCCGAAAATATATCGTCTATACTCTTTGTCTAATCTTCTATGACTCCAATTACGTATCAAACGCTCAATATACCAATCGTCTATGAAAAACATCTCTTGTAACGGTAGGTTTTTGACGTTAGCTACCACCGTATCATAGAAATCACCTTTAGACAATATGAGGGTATATTGTCCTGTAGAGTTCATCGGTTCAGCCTCCATGCTCATTATATTCTTCTACGACTTTGTCGTAATATGCTCCAAACTCATCCTTCAATTCTTTAGCGCTCATATACGCTCTCTTATTATCTGGATTAGTCTCGATACGATCTGCGGTCTCGCTGATTAGTTCGTATAACAATCTATAGTTCTCATGATCTACGTCATGATTACCAAATACAGTTTTGTAATAAGATGTCTCCAACATGGATAATAGAATGTTGTTTACAATCTTACGAGCGATTCTAAAGTAATATAAATCCATATCTAAAATATGCATCTCTTCTGGGAGCGTCATAATGAAATGGAAATATTGTTTATAATCTACTTGCGCAGGACTGACACCCGTTTCGGGATCTGAGTCTGTCCACGCAGCGATATACTTATCGATTTCTTTCTGTGGCATCAACAGAAAATCATCTAACGGCATGGCTTTCACCATATCAATTACCGTCTGTTTGAATTCTGCAGATGTCTTAACAATTGGTCTAGTCATTTTTTACTCCTGCGTATAAATCGTGATAGTGTTGTTCAATCATTTTGATTGTCGACATGCGTTTGAATGTTCCATAGCAATACATTTTGTATGTCCATTTACCGTCGTTAATATCGTATGAAAGTTTATCCATACTCATAATCAAACAGCGCTCAGGTAATTTATACGCTAGAATATCTGGACCATCGAAAATGTTTTTTAGATCTAGAATAATTACATCCGAATGCATTTGATGGAAATTGGTGTATCCATCCATAGCTAGTTTCTGGTTATCCGTTGTGATACGGATACAAAATGATCTTGGTGATTTGAATTTGTCTACTGACACTCTGTAAAATGGTTCTGCCATTATCTTCTACCTCCGTAAAATTTTTCAAAAAATAGCTTAAGTATGTCCATTTTCGAATCTAATTTATTATTTCCACAACAATATAATTTATAGTAATATGTGGTTTTAGAGTCATCCAAAACAATTGGATCAATATCTATGATAATGAATTTATTGGGATATGTTTCCGTTTCTTTCAAAAAATTTTTAGTTTCTAAAAAATTGACATTATCTCTAATACTTTTATGGTTCTTAAATGAATCCTTTAGTATTTTTAAATCATCGTTTTCTATTCTCAATACAAAAGCCTTTTCGTCATTTGGACTTACATGGCCTGTTACTTTACATAATGAATTTATCATTTACTTACCTCACAAAAAAGAAAGGGATGCGTAATCCCTTTACTTAAATAGTTTTGATCCAATTGTACTCCATAGTTTGGAACCAATAATATTGAATTCCTCGAATTTTAGAACAGCACTTGCTCCGAGAATATCCACTACAGTCTTGAATAATTGTTCTGGAGTTACCTGATTCTTATACTGTTCATTCTTAACAGCAATAAGTTTCGCTAACTTCATATTCAAATCCTGGACTTCAGCGTTATCCTCCGATAGTGACATCTGAATCTTCAAATTCTCAATTTGATAATCCAATCCATCATACAATACTAACATAGCTAATTTATGCATAGTTTATTACCTTCCTTTCATTATAGCATAGGGAAATCCTGCGGTCTAGGTACTTCTATCTGTTCGAGCGTTATGACAGTAAAACACTTGTATACAGAATCTCTATATAATTCTTTAGAAATATGTGTCAATTTATATGGTCGTCCAAATAATTCTGCAAATATGATCGAATTTGAATTGTAATATTCATTTTCTAACAGGTCTGAATGTAAAGCCTCAACCGCCTTCATATGTGAAGGAAAATACGGTTTAACTCTTAGATGGTCACCCCAGTGTTCCACATCTTCACAAGTATAATGCGATATTGGAATAGAATATACTTTATTATCGAATTTGATTATTAGTCTACCTATCATACCATCACCTCAATATGGACAAACCATTTTTAGAACTAGATTCACACTGTCATATTGTATGCTCTCGATTATAAAAGTATATACAGGCGTCCCATTTAAAGATAAAATTGTATTAGATATTTTTAGCATTTTGAATGTTTTGTTTGACTTTATAACGATATCATTAATAAAATCTTTATTATATGGAATCACGACTGCTAATTTGTTAACTGTACCATCATTTGAACAATATGGTCGCTCTGTTTCATCTAACAGTAATGGATCTAGAAAAGAATATACCTTATCATTAACTTTTATAATAGCACGGTCAATCATCCAACTCACCTCTAAGAATATCGTTCTGTTCCTTAAGAAATAGAGATTCACCTAGCTTACCTTCTTCTGCAATCGCAGCATTTAACTCTCGATTCATACGAGAGTTGCGACGATTTAGAAACAGATATGCAATAGCGGTTAGAATACCGGTTCCAGCCATCATAACGGCATTTGCAATTTCTTGATTGGCTTCTCCATCTCGTAAACCACGGTAATATGCTTCTTGCATATCTTTATCTTCAAATTCCACTTTCTCAATCTCAAATAAATTCTTAAACATTGCTTTGCTCCTTCTTAAATTCTACTTCCTTTAGTGTATCGTCTAATACGTCTAGTTTATTTACAATATATAGAACTTCATGATATGGTATCCACCCAGTTTGGATGGTTCTAATATTAGCTAATAATTGTATCATTCTCTGTTTTAACTCAAATATAGACAATTCCAAACTTAATAAATTGGCAGCATGAACTTTCTTCTCTGCATCATCTAATCTTGAGATATCCTCTGTTAAGATAGGGATACTTTCTTTAATATCCTTTTGCAAACATTTATTGAAAAATAACCACGTAATCCACGCAGGTCTGTTTTTTAATTTATTATTGTTCAGTATATACATTCTCATCATCCAATCTAAATAATTTATCTAACTCTGGGTCATTTTGCATCGTAATATCTAGCGCAATTTGACCTTTTCTTTTAACATGATTTATACCTAGTGATAATACATATGCTCCTAATGCTGCATTTGCAAAATAAAACGCCCATTTGGTGAGATTTTGTCCCCAACTATTAAGAACTTCAATACCTTGTAGTTCTTTTTCGTAATTTGTTCGAATATAATTTTCTGTTTCTTTACTCATTTCTTTAATTTGAATTCTATGCATAATCTTACTTACCTTTCCAGTATATTTAACAAAAAGAAAGGAGAATATTATTCTCCTTTAAAGTCCTAATAGTTTCAAGAATGCTGTAATTAGTTTAAATCCAATAACTAATTTAACAACCTTAAATAATTCGGCTAAAAGTTTCATTTTATTCTCCTTTCTAAAATCCTTCATTACGAAGTTTTACTAAAACCTTCTGTAAAGTTTCTAGTCGTGCGTTGTGATAATGTTCATTATCAATATATCCTTGTTTCTGAAGCTTTTCAATATGTGCTTCTTCCATAACAGCATATGCTGATAATAGTCTAAATCCAACTTCTCTAAATACTTTTCTGATCATTTTAGTGATCCTCCTATAATTTTATTTCATTATAGGGTGTGTAAATCCTGCGTCTATTCCGATTCTAGGTTTCCATTAATACCAAATAGAATTTCGCTCCCTGTCCATTCATCATGAGCCTTAACAAAATTAACTAAATCTTGTCTTGTATGCACATCTATACTTAAATGATTAAACCAATGGACTCCATATTGTCCATATAAATTAATTTGTACAATAGAACATTCTGCCATACCATTCGCATGAACCATAAATCCAGCATAGAATCCGTTTGTTAATGAATATACCCATAGTTTACGATACTCATTATCAATGATAAGAATTGGATTTTCACGATTGATTTGCGTTGGTTTAGTATGAAATTTTACTTCTGACATAATAGTTCCTTTCTAATATCCTTTAGATAGTTTATTAAATGATTTTACAATTTTATCTAAACGTTCTTGTAAAATCTCAGTATTATATGCTCCATTCATCATATCTTGCATGGTAGCAGCACCGTGAGCATTGAAAAATGATTGAGTTGCATCGTTAGCATCATAGGACGCTTCTTGAGTCTCAAATTTATGTACTCGCGGCAACGAAGAAAGAATTGTAACAATTAATGCTCGATCCATAGGATCGGTCGTTCGTGTATAGTCGTACATAATTGATTTAAGAAATGATAGTAATACCATATCAGCGCTACTGTAATTCGCCATTTCGGGACGAGTTACGAAATTAATAGGATTCATTTTCTTTTCCTCCAATCTTTTAAATCCTTGTCTTCTTTGTATATTCGATACAAAGTAATGAAACTAATACCGATTGATATTAGTGATAAAAATAAAGCCATAGTTTATACCTCCTTCTAATGACTTACCAAAGCATACCATTGTTAAAAACTGACAATAAATGAGGCTTCCTCCTTAAATAATTATTTATGATATGCTTAGGAAAATCATTTGGCTTTATCTTATCGAAACATACCATCTAGTTTTAAATCAGTAAAAAGGTTTCCTCCTATATATGTATTGATGATATGCTTTGGTAAAACAAAAAAGAAAAGGACCGATTAATTCGATCCTATTTCTTCATTATAAATCCTGCACCTATAGTCAACGCAACTGCTCCCACAGTCACAGCAGTATTCACAACAGTTTGTCCAGCTCCTTTAGCGACTTGCATTGTAAAATCGTCGTCCTCAGTTACCTCCAATACTGTTCCTTCAAAACTGTAAAATGGGAATAATCCTTTGTTTAACATTTTAGTGTCCTCCTTTATTTATTCATTATAGGATATGTAAATTATGCGAAATCAAAAAAGAAGAACCACGTTAGTGATTCATTTATTCTTCGATAAAGTTCTCCATCTCTGTAAATGCTTGTTTACAATGTGCGTACACACCGATAACACCAAATACAGTCAAAAATACTTTACCAACAGTCATTATGATTTCCATAATTAGTTCTCCTATAATTAATATTTATTCATTATAGGACTTGTAATTCCTGCGTTTCCTTTAGTGTACGATAGATTGGAATATCTTTATCTTTGAAATATCCGCCATCGTTACTAACATCTAAGGTTGGAATCATGTCATCCCCACTATCCAATAAATCGCCTACAGTGTGTACGTAGGCTTTGATCGTGCTGAAAAAATGAGGTGCATCATTCTTAGTAACATATATGGTTTGTGCAGTATGACCTTTAATCGGTTTTGGATTATGCACCCGAATCCCTTTGAAATACGATTGGTCCGGGTCAATATACCCTGAACAAATGATAGGTGCTCCATTGCATACCATATTAACATAGAGTCTAAACTCATCAGTCTTCGGTTCATAGTGACCGTGAATATACTTGTATTCCAATGAGATAACATTTGGAATATGTTTAGTTGTTCCATAGCGACGAGGATTCTTCTTCGCTGTCTTACGTTTCTTACTTACTGGCATCAATATGCCTCCTTTCTCAAAAAAAAAAAACGAAGGAGTGAATATGCGGCATCGCACCGCACTTCCATTTCTGGATGCTTTCCTAAAACCTACTAAGCATATTCGTTCTGGCTTATTCCTTCATTATAGGACTTGTAAATCCTGCGAAATAAAAAAGGGTGCGAGGAGTCGAACCCGCGACCTCCTGTACGCATCTCGCAGTACAGTTGCTCTCCCATCTGAGCTAAGCCCTTTTCATTATAGCCCTTGTAATTTCTGCGAAATCGAAAAAAGAAGAGGAATGTAATTTCCTCCATTAGTTTATAATAGCTAATTGTTTAAGACCCAATTCGTAAATTGCTTCTTGATCATCATAGTCTGATATAAACTCAACAGTTTTCAATTGTATTTCCTCTTCTGTTAATCCTAATATTTGGTTCATTTTTGTGAACTTCTTAATCATAGTGTTCCAGATATCAACATTGAATTCTTCGTCAGCGTTCTCTTCTAAATCGTCTACAATTGAGTCGTATAAGTATGTAAACTCATCAAGCGCATTGTGATCTTTAATTGTTTGATCCGCAATATGCATTAATGCAGATTTCATAACTACATTTCTCATTGATAAATCCATTAGTTGATAAGCTGTATAAGCTAATTCTTTTGTGATTTCTTCTCCACTATAAGCGTAATATTGTTCAGTCATTTTATGACCCTCCTATAATTTTATTTCATTATAGGACTTGTAAATATTGCGAAATTGAGATTAAAAATCACTCCCGGAATTTTTTGAGATTGGCGAAATAACATTAGTCATAACCTACTTCTTTTCTATATTGCTTAATCAATTGTTTTCTTCTACGTTGAGCGCCTTTAGTTCCAAGTCTATCTAGATGATGATAATTATCTACCCATTTCATATAACCCTCATAGTCCAAATGTTCGGGATGCTCATTTTCCTTCGAGTTATGAAATTTCATACGTTTAGTGAACTCTTTTAAATCTTTTCCGCTTAGGTGTTTGCCGTATTTATGAATGTTTACGCCTTCTCTTTTAATATTTTGAAGGCTATAATCAACATCTCGAATACTATCTTTTAGATCTCTCATTTTATGGAGTTCAGCAAATGCTTGTTTTGAATATTTGGGATTAAAACCAAAATTAAATCTTGATAATCCATTTATAGTTCTCCTTGTAAAATAAAAAAGAGGAATCCTTGCAGATTCCAACGTCCTATTTAGGGCTACCTAAAGCCTTTCGTAGAACCGTTAGTTTCGGCGAGTATTCCTCTGGTTTCATTCCTAGAATATCTTCTAGAGTATTGTCATTTTTTTCAATTACTTGTAACATTAATTTGACAGCATTGTGTGAATTCAAGTTGTCTTTTGCTCCATTAATAATACCACGAATTTCTCTAATCAATACTTTTAGTTCCTCCATTCTATCTTCTCGACCTTCGAGTAATAGAAGAGTTTCCATAGCTTGAAAATGAAATTCTGATATTTCCATAAAGCTTTCAACAGCCTTCTTCATTTGCTCCAATTTAGTTTCGATCGTAATCATAGTGACTACCTCCTATAATATTTTATTCATTATAGGATGTGTAATTCTTGCGTTATCCTCCAGGATAGTGAATTTTGTTGTTTATTTGACTGAGAATATCTAGCAGTTCATAATAGTGTCCATGATACTCTGCCAGTTTATTCATCAATGTCAATACTAAAAATAAAAGGGTTAGCATACCCACAAATGAGAGTATGCTAATAACCCATAAAATAATGTCTGATTTTTTCATTCGAGATTATCCTTATTGTTGAGGATGTTCCTCCGTACGAGTATTTGCCGTTAGTTCTTGGCGAAGCTGTTGAATCATTTGATCTACTTCTTGTTTTGTGTAGAAATCTTTCGTCTCTTCATGAATAAAGGTAGTAATAACTTGTTTATCAACTACATCTTCATAACGGAATTGTAAAAGGTTATGATCATTTCCACCAGTATCTCTCCATTTGAAAGTTAAATCGCCACCATTTTTTACCAGTTGGAAATCGCGACCATTCAAAATATAACTCGCTAAGGAGTCTAGTACACCATTTGTAGCACTGCTTAATACGGTTAACATTTGATCTAAATTATTAAAATCAAATGTGTTACTTCCACCGGTTATTTCTCGAAGTTTTGAGAATGGGATTGTCATTAAAGGAATATATGTATCATCATGGTGCATTACTTCGCCAGGATAATTTAAAAATCGATATCTTATTTCATAATTATCATTATTTTTTATAAACAATAAGTTACCGTCTAGACTAATCTTATTTATGATATAGTCTATAAACTCTCCTGATTGTGAATCGCCATCATGCATAGACTTAGTCATCTTGATCGGAGTCAACTCATAAGGAGTGGTAGATGGTGATGGAACCGCTGCTAAAATTTCACTCTTAAGAGTTTCCTTATCAGGAATACGAGGATTCACGTCATCCAAGATTTCTTGTTTAATGGTTTCTACATTCGGTAATTTACCATCTACAATAGATAGAATATCACGTTTTAGATCTTCCACATTGAGTGTGTTATTAGTATTTTCATCTCGATATTTTGCGAGATTTACAGAAGACATAAGACCTCCAACTTTAACAGTAAGAGTATCATTATCTAGCTCTAATTCAACATCTTTTCGCCCTTCTATTTTGATCATATCTAGAACATCACGATATGTTGGATTTTCGTCACTAACATCTCTGGTCACTAATTCACATTCATAAACAACAGGTTGATCCAAAGTACCAATAATGTTTGTCTTGTCATTTCTAATAGCAACATTTGTGTACGCGTTTGCTCCATACAAAAGATTGTCAGGATTTTTGATTGGATTATCGTGGGAACGGAAAGGAATCACCACCTTTAATTCACGTTGTGAATTCATAATCGAGGAACTATTTTCTGTATAACCTTCTTCAGTTCCATTATATACACTATAATAAATGGTGACTGCCATTTCACCATCAACGTCAAAGTCTTTATGCGGAGGTAAAACAATATCAAATGATTTATGCTGTTCTTCCCATTTAAGATCAACTCTAGAATTCCAATCATCTTTTTTAGTTTCTTCTGAAGAACCAAACATAGGAGCGTAAAGTAATAGTGGGTTAAAATCGCCAAAGAATTGAATATCTTTACTAATTGAATGTACTTTTACTAATCCTGGATACTCGATCTGTCCCGATATAGTATAAGAATACGACGAAATAGGTGTTGGTAACATATCCGAGATATTAATTCGGATTATTTTCTTTTCATAACTATACCAAACCGTATGATTTAATCTAATAGTATCAATCATTTATTTATATCCTTTCAATTACGAAATTTTGAATGGCCAAGCAATTGCTTTACCATTTTGACCCCATTCTCCGTCATTCATAAATGAGGATAGAGGTTCACCATTGTAAATCATCTCTTGATTAAATTGGACAATGACCAATTTACCTTCTTCAGCAACCTCAGTATGAGATTCATCTAAGAATGTGGCGATTTCATTTCGCTCATAAGTCTTCCCAACTTGAAGTTTAGGAAGAAGCGCTGCAAGTTTCTTATAGACAACTCCATAGTGAACATTTTCAGACATGATTGTATTCAATACCATTGCTTCGATGAAATCATCACGGCGTTTGTTTTCTTCTTCTGAAGCGCGGAGAGTTGTTTCAAGAGCATCCACTTTCTTAGCAGTTTCTTGTACTTCCCATTCCGCGAAATAAGTTTTGTGGAACTGACGCATACATTTATTGATATAATCAGGTTCCTCAATAGGATTTTGAATTCTATTATCACCATCTAAAATAACAGTGATCAAATTAGTTGGGCTCGCGGTATACAATTCAAAAACCGTATTTTTAATATTTCCATTTTGATCATATGTTGGATAATGTGATCTAATTTTAAAACTTTCGGCCATTTTATTTTCCTTCCATTTTTTCTTCATGTGATGTAATAACATTTTCAATATGTTGTTGTTCGTAAGACTCTATTTTTTCATTTGCTATATCTAGTTTTGTTTGTAATTCGATATTTTCAATAAGTAGAATTGACATTTTTTGCGTCATATTCATTATAAATTTTTCAGTTTCTTTATCCATATTTGGACCTTTCTATAAACCTTGGTTATTAACCATAGCCCACCAGCTTTTATTAGAATATCTTAAAGATTCTCCTCCCAAACCATCTCTTTCAATATGGTCATTTGTATACTCCAATAATGGTAATGAATAAATGTTTGGATAACCCGAACTTGTATCCCTACCAGTAACAAAATATACCCACGGATATTTATTCCATGCAGATTCTCTTATACCTATAAACCTAACAGATTCAACACCACTTATTGGATCATGTCTGCCATAATTGGTCATAACTGGAATATAACGATCACTATTTGACGTTGCTCCATTTAGACGTGTGGGCGATGACATAACACCATTTAGTCTTAACGCAAAGTAATCACTAAGAGAATTTGAGTAACCCCATCCTCTCTCATTTTTATGCGTATTGAAACGTATAGAACCATTCGAATAAGACATTTCGAATTCTCCATCGAAATTTATACCGCTAGTCCAAATAGATTTAAGTCGAGCCCTGAGTGATTCCAAATCTTCAATCTGTGCTGTCATACCATATATTTTATTAGCATTAATTTTGTTAATATGTGCGGTCTCTATAGCAGCTTCCCCAATTTCAGCAGATCCTATAGACCCTCTAGCTATTTTAGCGCCTTGTATAGTAGCATTAGCAATCTTAGCGTTGCTAATAGCCCCATCTTTAATCATAGCGTTATCAATAACACCATTAGTAATATGAGTATTCCCATCGATCTCAATATTTTTACCTTTGATTCGTACCCCATTTGGATTGGCGTTGATCTCAGTCGCTAATGAGTTTGGTCCGGATAAGACACGAACAGCATATGAATTACTCAATTGTTTCACAATAGTTGACGATATACCAGTTGCTGGTGTGTATTCATTAATCACAGTTCCTCGTACAAGCATGATTTCTTTGATACGGATAACACCTGTATTATTAATACCAAATGAAAATGGTAATAGACCAGGTGAATCTAAATTCACATCTTCGTTTATGGTATATGTTTGTCTTATAGTAACCCAATCTACAAACGGACTGTTCGCGCCCGATCTAGGAGCATTTGCGACTGTATCATGGAATATAATAGGATTTTTATCTAGTTTATGACTTCTAAGAAGAAATAGATAGTGGCTCTTACCAGGAGTATCCTGAGCAGCATCAAATTTTATCTTAAATGATACTGTATACTTTTCACCACGCTTAACTTGAGACATCGCAACAGGTAATGATACGACACTCCATCCCGAGTAGCCAGATGATTTAGGCACAGATAAGACATATTCATTTTTACCATATGTTCCTGGGAAATCACCTCTACTACGACCATTCTGACCAGGGACAAAGTCCGCAATAGCACCGGCAAAAGTTTCCGTATCTAATACCAAGTTTGTACTTGCCGAGGAGGCATTTGTGATAGTGGTCTGGAATCGGTCATTAGTCATAACCATCTGTGCTACTTTTGTAGCAACGCCATTCTCAGTCTCACCGATAGTCCTCTTATACATATTAAGGGTTTGTTCGACAGCTTGGAACTTCGCATTGGTCGTAATATCTAGGTCTTCTGGATGCTCCTTGAAGTCATTCACAACTTTAGAACGTTCTAATTGAACTCGTGTGATATACAAATTGACATAGATAGCCGGGGTAAATGTGACCTTGACATATATCTTATGATAATCATGTTTTGCTATGAGGGTTCTACCAATACGACGCATATAACGATTACCAGCAGTAATTCCCGCCAATTCGAGATGTGTTCCCCTTACTATCGAAGCCACTCCTTCACGAATCTCATTGGTTCCATCCATATAATAACCAAATACTTCCAGTTTAATCGCGTCTTTATTTGCATTGTTCAATCCATCCATTGCTACATCTAGAGATAAGGTTAGTGGTTCATCTTTTTTGACGGGTTCCATAACCCATTGTCCAAGCCAAGACCAATCACTAGGCGTACCATACGCATGGATAATACCTTTACGTTTAAAGTTGTTAAATCCATGATCATAGTTGTAGGTAAATCCTGCAGCATTCCGAATATCCCAATGTGTTGTGGTCACTTTTTGATTTTCTTGAATACCTTTCATAAAGTGACCATTTTTAAGAAGGTTAGTACCACCATTCTCAATGAAAGTATCTTCAACGGCACTAACCCAGTCAATCACCATATCACCAGAATATAGAATACATTGAGTGATTTCGAATGGGACATTATTCGACCGGTCAACGCGGAAACGAATCTGATTACAACGGTTCCAAGCATTATCATTAAGGGTAATATAACCAATTCTGAATGTTGGATTAGACCCGCTGAGATTCATTTCTGTAGGTGACGGATAATCGGGAACAACGCCAGTAATACCCATCAAATAGGCACCATCATCAGTATAAAGCTCAGGTATAACTCGAGTATTTGTTACATTTGATGCAAATTTAACAGTGTATTGAAGTGTCAATTTTGCGTTTTGAGGAATGCCTAATTCTCTAAGTGTTTTATTACCAACAGTATTATACCCAAAAATAACAGAATACCCATTAGAGTTCAACGTATATGATCCCGAATGACGAGTCTTATCAGTACCTTGTAGATAGTTACGTCCACCATATTTCTTAGGTATCTTGGTTTCTACTTGACGGATGTTCGTACGAATACCATCGATGGCCGTATTCACAATAGTTTGTGCATTAGTTCTAGCCGTCCCAACAGCATTCTCAGTGGCTGAAGCAATAGCTTGACGAATAGCACCATTTGTTTGTGTGATACTTGACGAAATAATACCATTAACTTGTCCTGTTAAATTGGAAGTAATACGTTGAGCAATAGATCCTTCAGCTACCTTAATTTGAGCATTTGTGTAACTTTTAGACCCATTAATAGCATCTTCTTTTGCAGTATTTACTTGTGCTGTAATCTGAGCAGGTAAAGCTCTTAAAGTTGCTTCGGCTTGAGTCATTTGACCCTTTAAGCCTGTAATTTCCTGAGCCTTCAACTCGATTTGTCGGTTGGTCTGATCGATCGATGTTTTAACATTTGTGACATTCTCCCCCAATTTACCAACAGTCGTTTGAAGTGTCGTGAGATTCCGATCAATCAATCGTTTATACTCACCAATAACTTCTTCCAAATCGGTATCATTAGGATGCCAGTCAGACAGAATATGAGATTCTTCCAATTGCCATGCCGCAGTATAAATCGTATTCGATCCACTATCTTTATTGATAATACCAAGAACCGCATTAGGATTTGACAAGTTACTAGGTGTTCTAAATTTAACCCAGTGTCTTTCCCAATCACGAGTGACATTCCATCCGTTGTTAAAAGATGGATCATACGCAATTAACTTCATATCAGTAGCGGAGCGACTATGGTAAATAACTTGACCACCGCCGGAAGATTTCACATAGAATGAGAAAATGTAATCTTGATTTGGTCTCAATTTCACCATATTAGATTCGGGAGGATTTAAAGATAATGCTACTCGAGATGTTGAGTTGATCTTCAACACAGTTAGATCTTTTGAATATAATCTAAATGTCTCTCCATTAGCAACGGTCCATCCTCTAAAATCAGTAGGTGGCATTGTGATACTATTACGAATCAAGTTGTTAGTACCAATTCGAAGATTATTGTATTTCTCCGTAATACCATCTTGTAGTTGACGAATATCTCGTTGGGTCTGTTGAATAAGGGCCGACTTATCCGCAAGTTGCTTTTGGGATAAATCCGCAATTTTATTGTTGAAATCCGCTTTGGCCGCTTCGAAATTGCGCTTCGCGGTATCTAGATCGGATTTAGCCAAAGCCATGGCTTCATCAAATTCAGAAACGAAGTCGTCTACTATAGATAGAGTATCATTTGAAATACTATCCATTTCGTCTCGTAAATCATCTTCTTTTTCCTCGTATTGGTCAAGTACTTCTTTAATTTCGTTACGAATATCATCTATTTTACTATCAAGTTGTTCACCGAAATTATGAGGCATTACAAGTATCCACTGAGTACCATCAAAACGATACATGTCAGTTTCGCCATCACCAGCATCTTTAAACCACATATCATTTTCTTTAGCCATATCCGCTGGGGGTTCATCAGGACCATAAAAGTTTTGGTTTTTACCATCTAGTGTCATCATAACTTTATTTATAGAGTTATCGATATTATACATTAGACTTTGGTTATTTTTCTGAGTAACATCTTTCCATTCGGCTCTTTGCGACTCGGCAAAAGAGGTTGGATTCTTCCCATCCGAAGTGGCAACAATTTTAGTTATTCGTTCACTTAAGACATCATATTCAATTTCTGTTACCATAACAGAAACATCTGTGTCAATTTTTTGAATGTAGACATCAACAGTGTCGCATAATTGAATTCTTTCCAGACTTCTCAGCATAGATCGTTCCCAAGAAGTGGTGTCTTGTAGAGGAATCATATCTACTTCAATCTTAATATTTGGAACATCCACATCCGGATGTTCGTCAAAATATTTTGAAGCTTCTGCTGTTACCATAGAGCTAGTAATAACAATTTTTGTGTTCTCCTTAATAGCTGCTTGGTTCGCTTTTCGTTGTTCTCTTTCTGCATCACGAGCATTTTTTCTGTCAATTTTTGCTTGTTTAGCAGCAGCGCGTTTTTGTTTACGTTCGGCTTCTTTCTGCTGGTATTTTGCTTCACGTTCAGCTTCTTTTTGTTGGTATGCAGCTTCTCGGGCTTGGTATCGAGCTTCGGCTTCAGCAGCACGTTGAGCTTTCGATTTCTTAATACCTTTGTTAGCCTCACGAGCAGCTTTGGCGGCATCTCGTTTTTCTTTAGCAGCAACTCTTGCCGAAGCTCTAGCCATCTTACGATTTTCATATGCTTGTTCGCGAGCATTTTCTCGTTCAATTTCTAGATTTTCCCTTTGAACTTCTGCGGCGTGTCGACGTTCCGAATCAATTCTTCGATTATTTTCTCGATCCGCCCTTAGTTGTTCTTTTCGGGCAGATTTTTGGCGTTGTTTATAATCATTAAAATTTTTGGATAAGTCCACCGCTATAATTCTTTTTACAGCATAGTCGTCATAATGATCTGATGTAATAATATCACCATATACGATTTGTTCCTCTTGATTTTCTCCTTCAGGCGTATATTTGGCATATGGTAGTATCTGTGTATACTTACCATTCATATTTGTGGTTATCTTAATATTTTTAAGATTTTTACGTGGGCGAATGGTTGTTACGTGATCATGACCTCGTCTTCTTCGGAGTGTTATCTGCACGTTATCTCTAATCAATTCACCGCCATATAATGACACCATGGAGTCTTCTTCGCCAGCAATAACAGATAAAAGATTGCGCGCCTCGGACACAACAAATTGATGATCTATTTCAGTTATGTCAGACCAGAATCTATATCGTACTCTTGAGGTAGCATTTTCAAGGATACGAGGCCATGCTGCTTGAGGAATAACTGCATATGGTGTTGAAAACGGTTTAATCAACACCCCAGACAACTCATCAGTGATGGTGACGGCTTTAACAGTTACATGGTTTGCCGCCAAATCCACTGCCGTATCATAAATACGGAAAGCATGTGGTTGATCGTAGTCATTTGGTCTAGCCAAAATGTACCGATTTTGAAGTATCTCGGTCATCCACTCCCCTTGGAGTGGGTAAACCATTTCTAACTCAAATTTTCCATTTCGAGCTTCGGTAACTTTACATTCCTCCGCGTCATGGAGGATGCCTATACCATTAGTACGAAACAGAGTTTCATCTTGTTCGTATAAAATAGGTCTCATACAAGAACCCTCCAGTTCGGTTTAAGTTTTATCAATTGTGGAGCAGCACCGTCTGGTTTTGTGATCGTCAATCGATTTCGTGGATCCTTACCTGGATAAAGAACAAAGAAATCTTTACCAATAGTCTTGTTATTAAAATTGGTAATAAGACTACGATCCTTCGCATAAACAGAATATGTCTCACAATCAATGTATATGTTTTCTCTATTAAGATTTCTCAAGGATAATGTTCGATCTCCAATACGAATATCCAATTGTCCATAAACGCCAGTAAATGAAACAAGCGGTCTAGCAATGTATTGTGTTGGATTTGTTAACAAATATCCATTAGAAACATTAATTTCAGGAGAATTTCTCACGTATTTGTATGGTTGACACTTCAACTTAGCCGTGAACGAAATACATCCTTCATAGTAATACTTATTTTCAAAAGTAAGCTCGGTTAATATCACCATATACTCATGATTTTCATCGAAATACGGTATAAATGCTACCCATTCTCCAACGCCTTGATTGAATAATGTATAAATATTATTACGAGCATCAGATAAAGAAGTATGATTATCTTTATCGGATCGTCCATCGTAGAAACACTTAAGCTCGAATTCGGTTGGCTCATAACCGTTATCGTCATAAGCCAACTCTCCTTCGAACGCATTAGGTGCGATAAAAGAGACACGTCTCTTCGGGGCTACAATATCTGGTCGATCCTGGATAAAGATGTTTAGTTCTTCAGAGTTAACTCCATTGAACACGAAATAACCAGGTTTCATCACCATTTACCAGAGTACCTCCTCGCCTCTTCCTCTTCGATTTTCATCATCGAATTGTTTCATATGTTCTTGAACTTGTTTTGCAAGTTCTTTAGGATTAATTGGGTGTCCACCGTTATCCACAGACACATTAATATTGTATTCTTTTGTAGAATTATCAGTATTAACCGTCGTTGTTTGACCGGAGCTACTTCCAGGAGAATATACTGGGGTAGGAACTCTAGTGGCAGATCCAAGATTCAATCCATAATCTTTTGGTTTGAACTTATCTAGATTAGATGAGTCAATAACCGGAGTAATAGTTGGAGTGTAGTTCATGTCATCAACAGCAACATCCAACATATCTCCAACTTGGTTCACAGCTCCAGCAACAGCTTCTGCCATTGCATTTCCGTGTTTAACTGCATAATCAGCAGCTGCTGTAAATCCATTCTTAAATGTATCCTGCATTTGTTGGATTGATTTAGGCATCTCTTTATCAATACCCATAACAATACCTTGAGGAATATACTTACCAACAGATTTTGCAAACAATCTTGATGGTGAATGAATTTGAGCGGCAGCTCTAGCTGCTTCATTAGCTTTGTTGATGATTCGTTGAGCAGCAGATTCAATCGAACCAACATTTGCCCAGATACCACTAGCAATACCATCAGAAATATACCAACCAACATTGTATCCATTTGATTTTGCAGTTCCATTGTAACTAGAAATAGTTGACATGATACTATTCATGTTACTATCAACAGTTGACTTCGCAGTATTCATACCATTTTGGATGCTACTATTAATAGTAGACATCATCTGTGTGATGGTATTTTGTGCATTTGATGCAAACTGATCAAATGTCCCTTTCAATTGACTAGTAGAACTTTGGATATTACTATTGATCTGGGACATATTGGATTGAATTGTTGAAGACACTCGACTCATAGAATCTGAAACTGTTCTCATAACTTGATCCAATGAGCTTGACATTTGATTCGCAACTTCAGTCATTCGTGCTTTAATGGTGCCCATCACAGTATCCATGTTCTGAGATACAACATCTCGAACGGTATTCATTGAGTTTGTTGTTGCATCTTGGACTAAGATAAATCCATCAGTAACCGCTTGTGCTAATTGACCAATAGATGTTGTCATAGTACCTTGTACAATAACCATTCCATTTAGAACGGCATCATTCATAGCAGTCATTCCTAACGTAGCAGCTTCTCCCATCTTACCAAATCCAGTAGTGGAATCGGTAAGAGATGTACCGAAGTTTGTTAGGGTTGTTTGGACATTTCCTAGGGATGCGTTGAATAAATCGAACGACGCTGGTAAAGAACCAATAGCAGTTCCCACCAAAGTGACACCATTTTGAATGTTTGTGAAACTGTTGACGATTCCGTCAAGTAAACCTTGAACCCCACCAATTTGTGCAGTGAAGATTGTGAATGCACCAGCAACAATCGTTAAACTGCTTTGTAACTGTTGGATCGGGGTTGCTAATTGTTGGAATGAACTAGCTACCGGTCCAATAGATCCTGAAATAGTCCCAAGACTTCCGCTTAATGATTCGAATGCACTATTAACACTAGGGATTGTTCCCGCAATAGTTCCAATAGATCCTTGTAATTGTGTCATACCACCAGCGAGAATCAACAAGTTTCCGGAAGCACCACCAAGATTATTGATAGCATTACCTAGGTTCTCGATATCTTGGATAAATCCTTGTAAGTTACCTGCCCAGGCAGAACCACCAAGTCCAGCAATAGCTCCAGCAATAGCGGAAATACCACCAGCGGCTCCGAAACCATGTTCAGAAAGTAATTTGGCGCCTTCACCAAATAGTTTGAAACCTTCTCCCGCATTCTTAGCAGCTTCACCAAAGGCTTTGATAATATTAGCAACTCCATCCAATGCAGATTTAATCGCATTACCGATAGATTCAAATACTTTACCAACTCCTTCAAGAGCAGTCTTAATAGCCGTACCGACAGATTCTACAACAGATCCAACACCTTCAAGAGCAGTCTTAATACCAGCTCCGACAGATTCAAATACTCCGCCAAGAGCTTCTAAAGTACCTTGAATTCCGCTAAATACGGATTTGATAATTTCACCGATAGAATTAACGATATCAACAATTCCTTGGATAGCGGCTTTAATAACATCTCCGATTGTCTGGAAGATCTGACCAAGTACTTCTAGAGCGGCTTTAATTGTATCCACAACAGATTGTACAATCGGAGCTAATGTTTTAATGATTTCAACAATACCATTTACAATTGTCTCGACAACAGGAGCAAGAATTTCTAAAGCAGCCACAATACCATCAACTAATACCTTAATTGTATCAGCGATTGGTTGTAAAATACCAGGGAGATTCTCGATCAATACGGTTAACACGTCACCAATAATTTTAATAATTGGTTCTAATGCAGGAGCTAATTGTACAATAAAGTCAACAATCATTTGCATAATTGGACCAAGCACTTCCGCGATCTTAGTTAAGATAGGTCCTGCTAAGTTTTGAATAACGCCTAATATTACATCAGCTACCACTTGTAGAAGTGATGATAAAGCAGGAATTAACTTATCTTTAACCCCTAGTAAAGCGTTCGCTAAACTTTGTACAAATTGTACGGCAACTTCAACTGCTACTTGAAGTAAAATATCAAGGTTTTCTACCAGACCTTTTGACAATTCAGTCAACATTTCAACAGCAGATGTAACTAATTGAGGCGCATTATCACGAATACCATTCATCAATCCAATAACTAATTGTAACCCGGCAGTAACTAAATATGGAACTAATTCCACAAGACCAGCTATAGCCGCTTTGACGGTTTGTACTAATGCAGTAACAATAGTTGGAGCATTATTCGATATTGATTGAATAAAGGCTGTAAATCCGTCCACAACGGCCCTCAGAGCATCCGGAGCAATCGCAGCCAATTCCTTGATAGCTGTTACAAATGCCAAGAAACCAACACCAGCAATTAATACGGATGTAGCTGCCAGAATTGAAGATATACCAAAAGTTATCAACGTTTCAGACAATATAAGGAGACCAGGTGCTACTGCCTGAGCAAGTGCTCCAGCAGCCAATAAGATTGCTAAGTTACCGGCAAGAGCTAACATGGCAACTCCAACAGCAACAAGGTTAAGTGTCGATAATAACATGATTGGAAGTGCGATCGCCATAAGTCCAGCCGCTAATAGAATTAACTGCCCGGCCGCGCCAAAGCTTCCGTATTTCTCAAGCAAATAAGAAACACCAACTAATAAACCAAGTGTTACACCAATTGCTACAGTTGCAGCTGCAATTCCTTGCCATGGTTGAGCAGCGACTTGACTTAATGCAGTACCAACAGCATATAACACACCTGCGAATACAGCTAAACCACTTAATGTCTCAAGGTCGAGATCGATTTTCTTAATAAAGTAAGTTACGCCTACCAATGCCCCCATAACCGCAGAAATACCAACGACGGCAACTAACATTTGTTGCCATGAAAGTTTACCGACTTGTTCGAGAGCGGTACCTATTGCATACAACACTCCGCCAAATGAATCAAATACATATTTTAGAGACACCAAGTCAGATAATGAGTCTACAGATCCTGTTATGATTTTGACAGTAAATGCCATGGCCAGCATAACTCCACCCATAGCCGTTGCAGCAGCCAATAGACTTTGCCAAGAGAACTTAGAAAGAATAGATAAATTCATTGTCACTTGGAACAAGATACCAGTTAAAATAACAAGAGATCCTGCAGCAGCTAAGTTTAGATGCACCCTATTCATCAGAGTTGCAACAAGGATTAATGATATCATAATAGCATCCATCCCAAGAATACCTTTTGCAATTTGACCAACCGACATATTCGCTAATGGTTCAATAGACTTAATGATTAAGAATATAGCGGCACCGAGAGCAGCTATACCGAGAGCAGCACCAATCTTTGGTTTTGCTTTCTGCATAATATAACTAGCAGCTATTAGAGATAGAAGTAATGCTTCTACTCCAACCATAGCTTTAACTAAAGACATGACAGGAATATTTGCTAGTATCTCAACCGCTTTAACAACCAAATAGATAGATCCGGCAAATGTTATTAACGCAAGTAATGCGCTCATTTTAACTTTCACATCTGCGATTACTCTTGTTGCCGCAGCTAATGAAAGTAGAAGTACAGTTACCGATGCGGATGCAACCGCCAAATTCGCAATATCATAGTTTGCTAATATAGCTACAGAATTAACAAGCGATCTGATAGCAATCGCAAAGGTTATTAGAGTGGCCAAAGCACTCAACTTAATCTTAACACCGTTCAAAGATCGAGCAGCGGTTGCGAGCGATGCTAGTAATATAACAACAGAAGCTACTGCGGGTACTAATTTTTCGATATCATACTGAGCGAGTTTCGCTACAGAAGCTACTAACACCCTAGTAGCAAATGCAAATACGGATAGAGATTGAACTGCTTTGACACTGATCTTAACGTTATTTAGAACCCTAGCAGCTCCAGCCAAGCCAAATAATAAGGCCTCTAAAGCAACCATGGATGGTACTAAACGTTCTGGGTCAATATCAGCAATAGCCTTAACAGACATTACTAATATACGAACTGCAATGGCCATACCAATCATCTTAAGAACACTCGCTTTGGATCCTCCGACATAATCCATTAACTTCATAGAAGCAACAAGTCCAAGCATAACACCATATAAACTTGCTATAGCAGGTCCCAATTGATCTTGGGGTATCTGTGCTAATTTCATCATAGCACCTGCTAATAATCGAATCGCAATTGCAAATCCGATCATTGTTCCAATTGCACCCTTAGGTAATTTGGATATGGCTCCGAGAACTTTCATGGATTTCATCAATCCAAACATAGCAGCACCCATACCAATAATACCTTTAGATAAATCTTTCATAGGGATTTTTGACAACTTGTCAATAGATATAGCCAATAGGAATACCGCTCCGGCAATACCTAATAATAGCCATACTTTAACACCTTGAGAGAACATATTCAAATTTTGTTTGAATGTATCAAGGACTCCACCAGCATCTTCTACCATTTTCTTACCATCACCGGTGAATTTTGTAAAAGCGCCTTTTACTTTGTCAAAAATGGTATTGAATATTGTGTTATCTGAATTCTTAAATGCAATCCACTTATCTAAGGCAAATAGACCAATAATTGCTTTAATAATACTTGCGACATCAAAAGATACAAATGCATCTTTTAGACCTTCATAACCAGATTTAAAGATATCAGTAAGGCCTTGCCATGCACCCGATATCTTATCACCAATACCAGATATAGCGGATGATAATTTTCCTCCAACAGAACTGAAAATATCAGCGGCGCCATTAAATATAGATTCTGCGTTACCAAAAGGATTCGCCAAACCAGCAATCTTAGAAAATAGACCGGCTATAACATTACCGATGGCGTTCATAACTTTACCAATTGTTTGACCGATTTGTTCAAACTTATTGGACGATAGAACAAATTTTTCTATTGCTAATACAAATTTCAGAAGTTTACCAGTAACGTCAGATAAAGCTATAGCAACTTTTACTAACCCTTTACTATCTCCAAACGAGTTGAATCCTCTTAGAATATCCTTAACAATAAATATAACGATACGGCCAAGTGTAACGATAATATTAAACACATTTGAGATTGTCTTACCTAGATTATAAAATATTAAGTAAGCATTCGTACTACTACGAATTGTTTCTAAGAATCTGGAAATAGATTCTGCGGCAGTTCTAATTGGTAATAGAATACTTCCCGATGTATCACTAACAGATTTCATACCGGTAACTAACGTTTTTAGTACAAAACCAATAGTTAGAAATACCTGACCCATCATTTTACCAATACTTTCAAAGGTATTGAAAAGTAATAGATTATTCTTTAATGCATTTGTAATATTTTCGATTGCTTTGGTGAAATTGTAAAATACTTGGGCGTTTGTTTTATAGTCCCCAATCACAGATCGGAAACCTTCACGATATTTTGTTAAAGCTCCGAATACCACTTCAAAACTATTTTGAATAGAATTGAATAGACTTTGTTGTCCTCCCATATCTTTCCAGGTTTTCAATAAGGCATTACGATAGTTACCAAGACTTAAAGTCATACCTGTAACGGCGTCTTCATAAGTTCCTTGATCATCATTAAAGAATGGATTTACGACATCACCAATCTTGGTCCACATGTCTCGAGCTTCTTCGAATCCACCTAAGAAATACTCCCATGTTGTAGCCCATCCCGATCCAATAGATTCTTGAACAGTATCCACCAATTGGCCAAAGGATTTAACTTTTGTAGCAGCATCAAGCATAGATTGGTCTTCTGAGAACTCTCGCAAAGTCTCCAACAATACATCCGCAGTCAACCAACCATCTTTTAATGAATCTCTAAAAGATTTAGTTGCATCTTTAGCATTTCCTAGTCTCTCTGCTGTTTGAACCAATCTATCTTGAAATAGTTTACCACCCATTCCGGCATTTACAACAGAGTTCCAGTCCTGAAGACCTACCCGGCCCGCAGCTAAAGCTTGTGATAACTGATACATTGCCGTAGATGCTTGTTCCGTACTAGAACCAGAAGCTGCTGCCAAGTTGGAAATACCTTTAATGGCAGTGCCCGCTTTATCCAAGCTAACACCGGCAGCCGTAAATGTACCAATATTACGAGTCATATCTGCAAATGAATAAATAGTTTTGTCAGCATAATCATTCAACTCTTGTAACGAACCGGATACTTTACGCATACGAACACTTGAATCAGGGATTTCCCATTCAGTATTCGTCATGATTGTCTGAATAGATCCTAGTTTGTCTTTATACTCACCAAGACCATCCATAGGACCTCTAAAGAATTGTCCTGTGAAGTTCATAGCTTTCTGAATTAGACCACTTAAGACATTACCAACTGCTACATTCATAGCGGTCATAGATCCACTTACAGAATTAGCAGCTTTCTCAAATGCTGCTGCCAAAGGAGACGCATCAAACACAGCAATTTTATTACTAAGGTTATCGATGGATTTGACAGAATTTGGAAATCCTTCGTGATTATCTGCCTTCTGGAAAATACCTTTTAAACGTGACAAGATGTCGGATGTACGAGAAGTACGATTCTCCACATCCGCGTTCATCTTCTCAACAGCTTGAGCAGCCCCAGACATGTCAATACCTTGAGTGCTCTTTTGGAAAATTCCTTTAAGGCGAGATAGTAGTCCCTCTGATTTTGTCGTTGATTTTGAAATCGTGTCCAACATCGCCGACATATCAGAATCAATATTTTGCGCCGCAGACTTTCCGTTAACAGTATCAAAGGCTTTCTTCAAACGATTCAAAGCGTTTATAGTATCTTCTACATTTTTAGTAAAACCTTTGTTGTCTAAGGAGACGCGAGCAACTTTTTCGTCTACATATCCGCTCATAGTTTACCTATACTTTCTATTTAGATAATTCTTTAAACAACTTCAAAGCATCGCTACTAGCCATATCAATAGCGGTAGTTTGTCTCTTGGCTTTTTTGTTGATGTTCTTAAAGTTGGTAGAGATTTCTTTTAACTTTTGACCTAAAGACTTTTTATCTTTAAAGTTAGCAGCTTTTTGTGCTTTCTTAGCCGCTTCTGCCTCCATAGCTTCTTTCATCCGACTAGTAAATCGTTCGGTGTCTTTTCTATGAACTTCCCTAACTCGATCTGCAACTTTCTTACTAGCTTCTTTGATCTTATTGGTGTTATTCACACGAATGTCTTTTGTCTTATCTTTTAATTTCTTGCTAGCTTCTCGAATTTTATCCATCTTACCTTTCTTTGGTAAAATATTAGATTCTCGAATTTGGTTCATTGTGTCTAAACCGGATTTAACAGCATCCATTTTCTTTTTAGCCATTAAATAGTTAGCACCTTTATATCCGGCATATGCTGCTAAAGCAACTCCTCCTACGATAGCTGCTTTTTTCAGTTTCCGTTCGACATTCGATCTTCGAACGGCTTTTGCGTACGCAGTATTTTGGTCATAACCTTTGGACATATATTTATTAGTTAAATGTGCCACACGGTTACGTTGTCCCCACTTCATACCTTTAACACCGAAGTGTTGAATAGTATCATTCATAGAATATACTCCTAACTAGTTCAATAACTTTCTAGATCTATTTCCAATTTCACTTTTAGCAATAGAATTAGTCACATCTTTAATTTTTCGACCTGTATCTTTTGATACATGATGTTCTGAATTTAGTTTATTCAGTTTTTCTAAAAGTTCACCTTGTTGTTTAAATCTTTCTTGTAGTCGGACTCCTCTGTCGTGAGTATTACCCCAAGCTTTATCCAAATCCTTAAAGGAGTTATTAAGTATCTTGTTTCGTTCATTCCGAGCAGCTTGTTGTTTCATGAATAATGCCAATCTCTCTGCTTGTTTGGCTTGTAGATGTTTAACGCCTTTATATCCTCCATAAGCAGCTAATCCGGCTAATGCTACACCACCGCCAATAAGCGCGGCCTTCTTAAGTTTTCCTTCTCTACCGATACGCTTACTAGCTTTCGCTCGAGCGGCTTTTGGATTATAACCTTTAGAAATATATTTTTTAGTCAACATTTCCTTACGGTTACGTTGTCCCCATTTCATACCTTTGATTCCAAAGTGTTGGATAGTATCTTGTGTATAAGAAATTTCAGCATTATATGTCATTGTATATACTCCTTCAATATTTTATCAATTGTGGCCTTATAAACCTTATCAATTGTAGTATCAATATACGGTTGTGGAGGAACATATCCTCCCGTACCAGTGCCGTGTCCATAATGAATGATAATAGCGATATTAACATTGTCATTTACATTAGTATTTATAATTTCTAGTTCTTCCCCACGACTGGTATGTTTAATAACATAATCCCAACTGTCGGCAGTCTCTCCAGAATCTTTTGGAGTAGCTGCTTTTAGAGCCGCCACTATTTTCTGACCGAGAGGGTCTAAAGAACTCTTTCGATTCTTTTTGAGAAATTTTTCAAGATCATCAAATGATCCTTTACTATCAAAAGAAAACATATATTATCCCTCTTTCAAGTCTTGTTTATGCTTGTCTTTTAGATATTGTTTATAGTCTCTATACGAATCTTTTAAATCACGTTTCTCTTGTTTGTACTCTCTTTTTGCGCCATGACGTCCAGTTAATTTGTCTAGGGCGAAAGATCCGGCAACTCCAGAAACACCATATTTAAGCATATCAGCGTTTCTACCAGCCACACCAAGAGCTAAAGCTGCAATTGCAGATTTTTTAAGAGCTCGACTATACAATTCTGGTCGATTTTGTTTGTACTTGATTTTGGCATTTCGTAATTCTTTTTTATACGTATGATGCCCTTTTACTCGATCAACTAAATATCGTGATCGTACTCCCCATTTCATACCTTTAATTCCGAAATGTTGGATAGTATCAATGGAGGATATAGCAATGTATTTATCACTCAATTAAGTTTCCTCCTCTGTTCTTCTTGACGTCTACGTTCCATGATGACACGACGATGTTCTTCCATAGCTTCTGCTCGTGTCATCTTCTTAGGAGGTTCTTGCAAAGATCCTACACAGTTCAACAACATAATGAGCTTATTCAAATTTCTATTTTCCCATGAGAACGGAATATGATTCAATGCCATGTGAGCATAAATTATCTCAGATGTAAATATCTTCTTTCTACTGTACCCAGCTGCGGCAGAACCTTGTGTTTTTGGTAATGTGGTAGCGGATGGCGTATGCTGTAGATATGCAACAATAGCGTTATAATTCTCCTGTGATAATTTTGTAACGTCTATGTCTTGATCGCAGATACATTGGATAAAATCTAATATGTCCTCTGGAGCAATATTATCAATATTATCTATGAAACGTTTCTCATGTTTCGTTTCCCACTTGTCAAGATTTTTAAGAGTGTATCTAAATGTCACTTCTCGACCAGGTTCGATAATAAATTCCTGTTTATCATCGTCCCATAACTCAACATCATCAATTCTCAATGTCAAAAACTCTGACGCCATAATATTCACACCTCAAAAAATTTAAAAATAAAGGAGGCGTGCATTGTATACACGCCGGCCCTTATTAAGCTGGAGCAGAGACAGCATTCTCTGCTTTGTTCAAACCACGGATATGTGAAGTAATTCCTGTAATGAATGTCTCCAACACTTTACGAGTTTCATCATGGAAGTCTTCAATCAATGCCTCATAAGCAAGAGATTGTAAGAACTCTTCACGAATTTGTTCATTCTTGATGAAACGTTTACCGTCTTCAGAACGAACACCATAAGCTGTGAGAACAATATCATTAAGCAATTCATACATTTTTTCAAGATCCTTATTCTCAATAAGAGTCTCAATGTATTTCGCCATATCTTCTTTGCCATAACGAGCTTGTAAAGCTACAAGTTCCATACGACTAAGATTGAAATATAGAGTTTCGTCTTGGATGTTTCCATCGAAATCTTCATACTTTACTCTTTGTTTTAACATTTGTGAATACCCCTTTTAATTAATAATTATGCCAACATCGCAATAATTTGTTGTGGCGTTGGAAGATACGCATCACGTGATTCTGTTCCGTAAATAGCTTCTTCAATTTTAGCCAATTTAGCAGCATCAACTTCTGTGGATGTAATGGTTAATACAGAAGCTGGTTTCTTACCAGGAATTGGAACAGGTGTTGAAGTAACACTCCATGATGGGTTTTGTGGCTCTGGACTATCATTGACAGTCGCATGTGAGCGCTCAGATGGAGCAGCTTTACATCCGTACCACAAGTGAAGTTTGTAACCGTATTCATTACCTTTAACGTCGTTACCAAGAATTGATTTGAACGCAAAACCAAATGCTTTACGGTTTTGTTGATGTGCTGTAACACCTTTAGCAATTGTAGCCATACCATCACATTCATCAAACTCTTTTGGAGAACTGAATGCTTCGATAGTACCTTCAAATTTCTCAGCACCAGTAAGTGACAAGTATTTAATGTTGTCAGCATATTGGTCATTTGATTCTGCACCTGATGGAGATTCATTCGCTGCAGTGATACCATTCCAAGCTACCCCACGAGGATATGATCCATCGTCTGCTTGTACAAATAGAACCGCATTAGAGACACCAGTCTCATAAAAGCGTTTTCCAAGTTCGTCAAATACTAATTTAGCCATTTGATAAGCCTCCCGTATTAATTGTTAGTAATGTGTGATTCATATTATCACTAATGAATTCACTATTGTAATAGCAGTATTGCTCTTCGATTAGAGCTTCAACCACTGGCGATTCGACACGCTTATCAATCACAGTAATTTGATACTCTTCATGAGTATGATACCGAAGATTGTCTGCGTGTCTTTGACGAATTGCCTTCCTCCTGTAAATAATACAAGGATATGTCAATGTCGTCTTTCCTGTGGGATTGTGGTAGAGACTATAGCTCTCGCCCGTTTTCGCCATTGCTTTCTGAATGCAATCCCGGATAAGCATTCTCTTGCTCATTATAGACTCCTCCTAAATCCACAAAAATTCTAGGCGCTTTGATGTTGTATGAAACAACTTTCCATTTCACACCTTGGAACTTAACATAAAGCAGATTTGCAATATGTTTCATAAGAAATTGATTGGCAACGATAGAAAGCTGGTTGGTAATTGTAATGTTGTCTATTGTAGATTTGTCCCCATTTTGACGACCGTATCTATTCTGAACAACATCACCCTTGATAATCTTAGATACCAATTGGGGTTCATAGACATCAGGTTCTACCTCGACATCTTTCAATCGAAAACCAGCTTCACCGCTGAACTTCATTCTTATCCCCCAGGTTGGTTCGTACGAGCAGCTTCAGGTCCAGCTGCGGCACCTGCTGCAGGTTTGAAGTAAACCGCTGCTTTAGCACGAGTAAGGGCACCAGACAAGCGAGTTTCGATCAAGTATTTCTGTTTGTTGTAGTCGATATCGAAGTGTTCAAATGTGTTCACTTCACCACCACGGTTAGTACCGATTTGGTAGTCAGCAAGGTTGACCATAATCAATTCTTCAGGTTTCAAGAAGTTTGTTTCAACGATTTCAGCGACACCGAACAATGAAGCAAGATATTCTTTAGTTGCAGGTTGTTGTCCACCGAACACCCATTGTTCGTTCTTGTTACGCAAGAAGCGAAGTTTTGTCAAGAATAGCGGGTTGATGTACAACGATGGCATACCTGATCCAAGCATCTTAGTCTTTTGTTCAGCGACCGTTTGGAAGATATCCAATAGCATGTTTGGATTGTAAGTTGCTTTGATTGTGTAGAAGTCATCGTCTTTTACGATTGGACGAATACGATCTTCTTTGATTTTGTTTGCGTCACCTGTTTGACGACCATCTGATACCAAGATTGCTTGCGCAATTTCATCATTCAGTTTGATACGCATTTCTTGGTTGAAGAATGCAGCAACATTCAATTGTTGACCAATATCGATAGCATCGTCACGATCAATAGATTGTTTTTTATAGATCGTTTGAGGATCTGTTTTACGAGAAAGGAATGAGAGAATTTGTTCTTTCTTCTCAGTTCCTTTGATGTAACCTTTGGCGCGAAGTTGTTCATCAGTCAAGTCAGAAAGGTCTGTCATGATTGATTTAACAAACGCAGTAGGAACTTTAGTTACGCGGCTGAGAATATGTTCAGTTGCAGTGTTAGGTGAGTAAATTACTTGAACACCATTTTGCAGTTGGTGATCAGGGAACAATAATTCAATATTATTCATTGAGTGTTGAAGAACTTCACCATTTTCCATTTCAGAAAGTACTTGACCAACTGTACGGCCAGATTTCTGAGCAGCTTCAAGAGCAGAGGTCAATGAATGACGGATTTCTTCATCACGATTAGGTGCAGATTGTTCGAATGCATTGTAGTGCATAGTTTGTCCTCCTAGGGCAGATTGTTCAATGTTATCATCTGAGTCAGTATCAGAATCGCCTTCTTCGTCATCAGATTCAGCAAGTTCGTTAAGAACTTCAGTTACACGAGCATCGACAGCTTGGTCAAACTCTTCCTTCACGGTTTGTTCCATGTTTTCAAGGGCTTCGTTTACAGAAGCTTCTGTAAGAATAGCAACGGCCTCTTGTTGGTCTTCATTAAGAGTTGCCAATACACCGTCCATAATGTCTGCTGCTTGATCATCATCTGCGTGTTGAATGCGGTCAAACAAACTTACTCGCTCTTGTCCAAGCAAGACATCATTTGCAGAATGTAAAAGTTGATCACTTTCCATAATGATTCTTTCTCCTTCATCGGGATTATCCGAGTGCGTTAGCACTTCAGTAATAACAGCTCCCGGATTGGCTCCGGCAACTACAAGTGATACTTCATAGATGTTACCATGGATTACGTCATTATTTGGAGTACGCTTAATGCGGTTAGCTCCAATAGACATAGACCAGATATCTCCATGTTGTACAAGTTCTTTGGCATTTTGGGCATTTGGAGTATTATTGAAATAACCTTGCCCGTAAACACCTTCGTCCGCATGGTGCAATAACACATGACCAATGACATTTTCAGGAGTGCTTGGGTCATGAGACCAAACAAGCGGAACCTTCTTTCCATCATTCTCACGGAATGCTCCATGACGGATCACGACACCATCGGTACACCGCATGTCGTTACGGGTTACATAACCCGCGAAATCATACTTGGGATGTTTATCCATTATACGATTTACCTCCATCATTATTTGCCGCCATTTTGAAGATCCTCTTCACTGTACTGAGGAGCTTCCTCGTAGTACTGTTGATCGTCAGGGGACTCGACCGACCCAGGTATAGACACATCTTGTCTAGAATCCGAGATGTTAGGATTGTACAATTGATCTGCCATTGGATCGTCCATAGGACCATAACCAATGACTGCACGGAATTCATTAGAAGTAAGGATTCTATTTCGAAGAAGAGAGTCTCCGATTGTAGCCAACTGACTAGTCGGAACCAACTTGAACGGATCACTGTATGTCACGATACGATGACCTTGGGTATAGCCAGTCTTCGTGATAAATTTTCTTTGAAATTCTTCTTTAATTCGTGTGACAATTGGATCAATTGTGCGCGTATAGTAGTTCTGCATCTGTTCGGCAGTAGCGGTACCATCAAATACCGCTTTTGTCAAACCGATCTGACTAAGTAATTCTTCAGTCAAATATTTAATCTCATCCATAAGATTGGAATTGATTTGTCTATTTAACTGAGTGATCTTTTCGTCAGCCGCGATATACGCAATCCCTAAATTGGAATCTTGCAATTGTTTCTCAATATCTTTGACGCGTCCATCGGCTTCTTGTCGCTTAATATCATTTCGGACCGGAACTGGTAATTGGAGAATCATGTTCCATTTGTTTGCTACAGAATCCAAATCTTGTTTATCAAGAATGGATAATTTCTGAATCAAACGATTCATGGTAGGGTTATCCGTTCCTAGAATATTAGCTAACGGGTTCTCGATGATCGCACACATTCGTTTAGGGATGATAATTTCTGAGAAATCACCCTTACTTTCGTTGTACACTTTCACTCGAACTTTTGTAGGAAACCATTCGATGACTTTACCAACTCGCATCGATTTGATGTCATACGAGTCGGAGTGCATAGGGTCAACAGTTGCCTCAAGTGGAACTGCCACAACGACACCTTCGTCAAATAAAGAATAAACCAAATCGTGGAAGAAGTCGGTGCTAGACTGATCCGTATTCATCTCCACTTCAAACAATCGTTGAAGCGCCGAGTTATATTGAACCTCTTGGTTCTGTTTATCGGAAGCTAATTTGACGTGTTGAAATTTAACCATAGATGCATCCATAGCAATTCGGTTAAAGATCATGGATGAAATTGATGATCTGGCATATGATCTTGACGGAATAGCATTATTTGGATTTAATGCTCTTGGCTCCGTTGTAAGTTGATATTGAGTTTGTGTTTCTACCAATGATGGTTTATTAGTATCGTTGGTAAACATTGACCAGGCATGTTGTAGTCCATCAGTAAAAATACTCATATACTCATACTGGCCTTTCTATACGAATAAATCGAGGTTATGTTTATACGCAACCCAGGCATCTATTAATGCTGCAACGTTATCGATTTTTTCATCGGCACGTTTTTTAGACAATTTATAGTTACCGTTGTTATCTTGGATAGCGACAGCATTACCCATCGCAAACTTCATTAGTTCTTCATCAAATATGAGAAGACGTTCCATAGCCAAGTTTTTCAACTCACCCATCGGAACAGATTCGGTTTTGGCACCTTGAATAACTTTCTCGACACCAAATTCACCGTTATCTCGGGTCCATCTTTCCACAAATTCTCGAGCATTATATGGGTCAAACCCAAATGCATAAACGATATACTTGTGTGAATAGATCATTTCAGTTAGGTCATCATACACTTTATTCAAGTCTAAGACAACGCCATCCATTACAATTAACGTTCCTTCGGCAATCAGTTCATCATAACGATTACGCATCGCTGAAGTTAGTTTCTTAAGTTTTGATTCGCAGACATAAGATCTAGTTTTTATACCAAATCGTCCACGACCAAGCGGAAATAGAAATGTGAATGCACAGAAGTCATCCCCTTGTGAAAGGTCAGCACCCATCGCGCATTCAAGACCATCGAAGTTTTGGGGTCTATGTGGAATTGTTTCTTCATACACAAAGAAATAAGTATAACCTTCAACTGGGATACCAAAACGTTTAGCTAAAGTATCAGCTCTTGTTGCAGGTTGATTTTCGGCACGCTCTACTTCGTTTCTATATGTTTCATAAGACACTGTAGCACCCAAATTAGGATTAGCTTTCAACCACATATCAGGATATGCAACTTCACGAACGTCATCTAATCGGTAATACCATATAGACACGTGTGGGTTGAAGTATCGTCCTTCTAAAATGTCCACCAATTCCATCTTGATAGTATCCCCTACCCCATCACGAGCTGTACCTTCTGAAGAAGTAGCTATGATAAGATAGTTCTCGTTCTTTGAAGCCCCTTGTTCAATGGCCCCAATTACGTCTTCTCGGACTTCACCAGATAGCCATTCATCGACAGAGGCATATTTACAACGAAGACCTTGAAGTTTGTCAATGGACATCGGTCGGATCTCCAATAGACTATTCGTTGCGAAATTCTCTACACCCTTTTTAGTGGATGCCAAGAGCTGCTTCTGGGTTAGATTCCCAGTCATTTTAGAACCCTGGACCATGTAGCGAATTAAAGGACCTTTTGCACGGCTAAGAGCTGTTCGGAATGGTCCCATAATTTCTTCAGCTTGCTTCATGGTAGGAGCAGCGACAATCTGGTGGGTTGTAGAAGTATCGATCAACAACATGTAAGCTTGCATGTATGTTGAATACAATGATTTAGCGGCACCGCGTCCTACTATTAAGTATTGTTTCGTGGTAAGTCGCTTGAATTTTGATTTTGTTTCCCATTTACCGAGCTTAGGATTGTATACCTTATCTTCGGAAATGTAGAACCAAGCGAGGGCGCATTCAGCCCATAATTTAAAGGACGGTAGAAGAGTAACATCACTACCATCTGTCAGAGTCATCTCATTTTCGCAAAATCTAACAAAGCCCTCAATCGCTTGATTATCATAGTAATAATCCGGTGACTCAATCAAGAAGTCGATTCGGTTCATTTCCAGTGACACCATCCGATTGACCGGAATTTCACCTCTAAGAACTTGCTCCTTAAACTTCATATACTCTTCCGGATATGCTTTATTCGATAATACCAAAATGTTTATCTCCTATTTGAAAATTTTCACAGTTTCATTAAACGCATGTCCAGTGTCTCTACCTAATGTGGCGAGATTCTTAGTCAACTGCGAGTAATTTTTCGG